CGTTGCGTAGGAGTAGCCGACGCCCGCCACCGCGAGCGCGAGCCCGCCGACGAGCATGGAGGCGCTCGTGAGCGGATGCGTACCAGGGGGAGTCGGAGCGGGCGGCGCGACGCCGGGCGGAGCCGAGCCCTTCGGCGCGGTCGACGGCGACTGGGACGCGGGCTTCTTCGTCGGCAGGGTGTAGGCCTGGCAGTTCTGGCCACCGTTCATGGAGAGCAGGTTGTTGCCGGTGTTGTCACCGATCCACTTCATCGCGCCGCACGTCGCGGCATCGAGCTTCTGGGTGATGGGGATCGCCAAGTAGCCGTAGCTGTCGAGGATGCGGTTGATGTTGTTTTGGAGATCGGCCATCTCCGCATCCTGCACGCCCCACTGGTGAGTGATGGCAGCCGTCGTCGTTGCTTGACCTTGCACGACGTTGACCTGAGGGGCCACGTAGGTCGTGATGGGCTTGGATGCGCCGACGACTGTGGGGTTCGTGCCGGCGGAAGAGCCGCAGTAAGCGTAGAGATCGTAGTCCGTCCACACCGTCGACTGACGCGGGGTCGTGTTGTACAGGTAGCTCGCCGCTCCGCACGTCGCAGGACCGAGCTTGCCGTCAGCGGCAATCGTCTTGTAGCCGTTTCGACTGAGATCGGCGTTCAGTTGCTGCTGCGCCTTCTTCACGGTTGCCGCACCGAGCGCGGCAGTGGTCGTCGCGACGGCCGCGTACTGCCCGCAGTACTTCGGCACGCAAACCGATCCGTCGTTGGCCGACGAGAACGCCGCGGTGCAGTCGTCGACCGACATGCCGTATTGGGCGGCGTTCTTGACGCAGTCGTCGTGAGCCGCTGCCCACTGCGATGCGTGGCAGTCCTGGAAGCCGGGCGCTCCCCAGCACTGCCAGGGGATTTCTCCCGGGGCCGCTGACGATCCGAGGCCCTGCACGGCGCCGTTCGTGAAGTACTCGCCCATCTGGCCCTGCTGGTAGCGGGCGATGGGCGTGTAGTTCGGGAGGATGCTCCCGGCAAAGCCTCGCATCCCGCTAATCGGCGTGTAGTTCGGCATCACGCTACCGCTGAGCGGCGTCGCGTTCTTGCTCTTCGGACTGAAAATGCTCATGACTTAGCCTCGTCGATTCTTGATGAAATACACGGCGCCGATGGCGAGGAGCCCGCCGCCCACGAAGCCCAGAACCTTCTTCGTCCCCGAGCTCACCATCGGCAGCGAGCTCGTCACGGGCGTCATCGACGCCGTCATCGGGATCGGTTTGGTGTTGGGCGCAGCCGGACCCGTGCCGCAGCCCTTGCTCGCGTCCTGCACCGTCTTCACGTCTTGACAGGTCGATGGCATCGCTTGCATGCCAGCGGGGCCCGCGATGACCGATCCGCCGCACGTGGCCGGGCCGAGCTTTCCGTCCGCGATGATCGGGCAGAGGCCGGCGGCGATGAGGTTCTGGTTGATCTTGTTTTGGAGGGCGAGCGTCTGCGCGCTGTATTTCCCCCAGGGGTAGTTGGCTTGGTCGCTCGAGGCGTCGCCCAGCGTCGGAGCGCGCCCGAGACTGGGCGCGCCAGCGAGGTTCCCGTCGAAGACGCCGCCGCCGTAGCCGCCCGGACGAAAGATCCCTTCGCCCGCATCGATCGGGTTGTTGCCGACGTTACCGAGGCCAGAGTAGGGTTTGTCGGGGATCATGTCGATGTCTCGGGGTGGAAGGAACACGGTGGTCGGTTGTTGGATCTGCGGCATGCCGAAAACGGGCCTGGCCCAGAGTCCCCCATGGAAGCGCGTCGGGTACGGATTGACGTGCATCACGTAGGGCGTCGGGACGCCAGCGGGGTATCCGGGGTTCTTCATTACCGACCCTTGTGGTTGAGCGCGATCATCGACTCGATGCCGAGACCGATGGGCCCGCCCACGAGCCCTGCGACGACTCCCCACCAGCCGTAGGTCATCTCTTTGTCGCGGCTCGGCGCGACGGCTTTCCCGACGTAGTACGAGCCTACGCCCGTCAGCACGAGGCCGACCGCGACGGCCGCCACGAGGATGCCGCTCGCCGCCTGCACGGCTTGGCCGGTAGTCGCGCTGGCGGCGCTGGCGGCGTCATCGCCTAGGCCACTGACGGCACGGATGCCATTCACGAGCGGCGAGCCCGTGAAGAAGCTCCCGAGCACTCCGGAGCGCGTCGCGCCCGGAGTGGGCATGTCGTACAGGCGCGAGTACGCGCCGATACCGTCAGGTGATCCCGCCATCCCGCGCCCGAGCGGCGCCATCGGATGCGACGCAGCGTTGTACGGCGCGGCGCCGTAACCGGCGTTCGCCTGCACCATGTCGCTGTGGCGCACCGGTAGCTCCTGACCCTGGGAAGGGCCCGCCGCTATCGACACGTGCTCTGCGTCTTCTTCGTCTGAATAATCAAACATGGTTTTTTTATTTCTTCTTCTTGAAGAGCGCGTAGAGGGCTCCAGCAGCGGCGCCCACGAGCAGCACTTTGCCGACGGTTGCGGCGGTGTTCGAGGGGATGGGGGCGGGCGCGTCACCGAAGCCGCCGAAGCCGCGCAGCCCGTGGATCCCCTGACGGATGCCTTGCGGGTTTTGCATCCAATCGGCGATGTTGACCCCCGGCATGGGCGAAGCCTCTTGCCAGCGCACGACATTCTCGGGGGTGGAGTAACGGCCCTGCTCGATGAAGGCGATCTGTGCCGCCGAGTCGAGTGACACGGCGCCCGACGGCACGCCGACGACGCGACGGCCGGTGGTGGCGTCCACGACCTCGGTCAGACTGAAGGGTACCTCGCGAGCGTGGTAGCCGGGGAGAGAATAACGCGCGGCGAATACGCCCGCGTCCGGGTGCACGTTCGGGTGAGTGCCCGGGGGATCGAAGACGCCGTTCGACTGGATGTCGTCCATCTCGGCGAGCAGGTTGAGCTCGTTGGAAGCCCAACCTGGATCGGAGGATTCGTCGGACACATCCATATCGGTGCCGGCGAGGCGGCGGCCGTAGCGGCGATCGAAGGGCGCACTGTACGCCTCGCTCGTCCCTGACGAGTAGCGCGTGTCGCTCGGGCCGACCGCGACCATGGACGGAAGATCGCCCGTGTATGGCTGCGCGGGGTAGCGGGGGTAATTCGGCATGGGGATCTTTTTTCTTTTTCTCTTTTAGCCGGTCGCGATTTTGTAGACGACGGCTGCCGCGACACCGAGGCCAATGATGAGGCCCCAATTTCTTTGGTAGGTCTGTGCTACCACCGTGGGCGCGAGCGACGAGGCGCAGTAGCTGACCGATACTGTGCCCCAGGCGCCGGTCTTCGATTGCCGAGGGACCTTTTCGCTCAGGAGCGTCTGACCCGAGGGGCATGGATCGGGCGGGTACTGCGATGGCGACGACGACGGGGGAAAGCAGATCTTCCCGGGCGCGGTCAGGATCGCATCCGCCAGCGTGCAGGGGTCGCTTGGGTCGGTGGAGGTGGGTTTTCCGCCTTGCGCGTTGCAAGCTTTTTGGGAAGCCGACCAAGCTTTCGGCTCGAGGCATTCGAGGCACGTGCAGGTGCTCGGATCCGAGCACGAGACCTTGTAACCCTGGGCGCAGAGCGACCCTGTCGCGGGCGCACCGAGGCCGGCGCTCGCGATCGATCGGGGGTGGAAGGTCGGAGAATAACTCATGCGGGTTAGGATGGCTTCTTCTTCGTTGCGAAGTAGAGCGCGGCGCTGGCGGCGGCGAGCGCGGCCAGCAGGCCCCAGCGGCTGAAGCCGCCCGCGGTGACGACTGATGCCGTCGCGGGGGTGGTATTGCCCGGAGTTGTGGGCACGTAGGGCGCCGGTGTCGAGAACACCGGGCAGGGCGTCTGGCTCGCGATCACACAGGGATCGTTTGGGTCCGGGGCGGCCGTGTTGATGTTGAGATCGCCGAGTCCGCGAAGCGTACGCAGGTTGACTCGGCCCATCTCCACGTAGCCGAGTCCCTTGACGGATGCCGCGCGAGCGGCACAGGCGACCCGAGCGGCGTTCCAGACTTTGTTGTCGATGCAGGCTGCCATTTAGGATGCTTTCGGCTTTTTGAAGGTGCGGTACAGGGCGTAGCCGCCGCCGGCGATCACGACCAGGATGAGCCCATTTTTGACGAGGCCTGCGCTCTTGGTTGATACTTGGGGGACGGAGCTGGAGGTGGGGATCGAAGATGCGGGTGGCGGCACCGAAAATGGCCCCGTTGATTGCGGCGTCGCGCTCGCGGGGGGAGGCGCGGGGGGACGGGGCTCCGGGCGCAATGTGGGCGGCAGGGGCATGGCCGGGCGAGCGGGCGGCGGACCGAGCGATGGCGGCAGGGCGATCGGGGGCGGGCAGACCGGAAGCAACGCGAGCGCGCACGGTGACCCCGAGGGGTCGGCGCCGAGCCCCTTGACGGTTGCTGAGATGCGGGCGCAGTCGGCCTGCCAGGCATTGTGCTGGGCCTGCGAGACGCAGCCTGGGTAGCCCGCGGGGAGCACCGCGCCTTGAGCCACCGCAGCGGAGTTTGCCTTGGCCTTGGCGGCATTTTGCTGATTGATGGCGACGAGGGCCGCCGATCGGGCGGCGTTCTGGGCGGTGTAGGCCGCCATTGCGGCGGCGTAGCTTGATGACGCGCCGGCTGATTGCGCCGCGTAGCCCTGGATCGCGCGATCGTAGGCAGCCTTCTCTTTGAGCCAGGCATCGTGGTCGTTTTGATAGGCGACCATCGCGCTCGCGTACACGCCCGAGGCGTCGCCCATTCCAGCGAGTTTCCCCGAAAATTCGTAGCTCATCCGATGCTCCAGATCTTGTAGGTCGTGACGCGCTTCAGCATCGAAGCTTCATCGGTACCCGCCACCGGATCGACGATGATCCACTTGTTGCTCTTGGGCTCGAGGGCCCGCGCGAACACGTGCGCGAAGGATCCTGGACGACCGAAGCCGACGGTCACGTACGTCACGTCGCGACCGAGCTGGCGGCAGAGGGTGCCGATGAGGAGCGCGATTTCGTCGCAGTCGGCGACGGCGCGCCCGCGCTGCACGATCTCCTCGCACATGCGCTCGGGATCTTGCACCTGCTCGACGGCGGAGGCGTCGTTCGAGTACTTGACTTTTTCGGCGACGAAGTTCCGGACGGCCAAGATCTCCGAGAAATAGTCCTTGGGCGCGAGATCTCGGATGATGTGATCCTTGAGGGATCGCACGAGCGTCGACTGCTCGCCACGCGACCCGACCGTCATCGACACCATCATTTTGATCGTGTCTTCTGGCCCATGAAAGGGCGCGATCTGGGTCGGATAGGTAGAGGCGATGGCGAGTGCGGGCATGGGTCGGCCTACGCAGACCTGCCTGAATCGCTCACACGCCGCGAACAGTCTGTGAGGACAAGCCTACCCGGGCTACGGGATCCTTCGCAACTTTTCGGGTCGAGAACGATGTTTCTGGCGCAAGCCTACATCCCGGGCGGCGCGCCGGGGCGATGATGCCGGCAGAAACGGCTCCCCTTTGGCTTGTCGCAGGCGCTGCCCGCCACTGGGCACTCTCCCGCCTGCACCCGCGTCATCCACCACTCAAGGCCCTCTCTCGTGATCTCTTGGCCCACGTGGGCTTCGTAGGACTCGAAGAGCCGGAGCTCTTCTTGCCAGAGGAGCGGCAGGCCGCGCCAGAGGGCGGCTGCGAGATCACCCAAAGAAGTCTCTCCGTTCGGGTCCCTTTGTTTCATGTCGGACCGTTTCCGGCTGGGAAGGCGAACCCACCGGTCGTTACCTTGGACGCGGGATCTCCCGAAGGTGAGGGATCACTACCCCCTCACCACGCGCAACATACGGTCTCCGAACGGAGAGATCTTTCATGCGCCGCTGACTTTCTTCTTCAGCTCATCGAAGAGGGCGCGCAGGTATTTTTTGCCGTCTCGGCGGAGGAAAGGCGAGTCGGGGTGCCCCGAGCGGGTGATGGCGAGGACCACGCGCTCGGCGTCCACTTTGCTCACGAGATCGGCGACTACTTCTGGGCCGAATTGCGTCAGCAAATGCTCGGCGAGGATTGGCACGGGCACGGAAGCTGCGTATTGCGGCGCGAGCATCTGCTCGGCTTGCAGGAGCTGTTGATCTTCGGCGAATGCCTGCTGATCGGCGGCCGAGGGCATCTCTGGCGGCGGGACCGTCTGGGGGGGCGCGACGCTCGGCGAGGGAGCGGGTGGCGGAGGAGCGGCCGGGATCTGCACCGCGTATTGCGGCTGCATCGGCATGACGGACGCGAGCGGTTGCATCTGGGGCGATATGGGCGGAGCGAAGGCATTCGGGGACTGCTCGACGTGCACCTCCTGTGCCGGCTGAAACTGTGGCTGCGGGGGGATAGCGTAGGGATCCATACCCGGCAGCACGACGGGGGCCGTGTTGACTTCTGACATGTGGCGCGGGACATAGCCTGAGCCCCCGCCCGAAGCGAGCTGCGGGGCGGCGCGCCGACGCGCGTGCGAGGGCGGCAGTTGCCGCTCGGCCCCGAATTGTCCCGCCTGCTCGACCATCTCGGCGCGGCCCGCGGCGCGCGCGGCCTGGAGCTCGGCGACGTTCCTCGTCTTGAACATCTCGCCCACGTTCTGGACGATGCCGGGGAGGTTTTGCACGAGACCCCCACCCATCTGCATCAGCATCTGGGGGATCGTCTGGGGCTCGGCGCCCGCTTGATCGGCCGGCACCATACCGAGGGCTTCGGCCTGCTCTTTGATCTTCTCGATGCGGCCGAGCGGATCTTTGTTCTCCTCGGCTTCTTTCTTCCAGCGATCGACATCCTGCGCTGTCCGCTTGACCTCCGACTTTTGCGTCTCGAGCCGCATGTCGTAGGTGTTCTTGAGGGACTCCATCGCCATCTGGTTTTGGGCCTTGAATCCTTCCACGTCGCGCGCGTGGTTGCGCGCTTCGGATGCCATGGCGTCGGTGTGGATGCGGTGCATGTCGCTCACGCGGCGCTCGCCGTCCTCTTTGGCCCGCGCGACTTCGCGATCAGCGCGATCCCGCAAATCTCGTTCGAGGGTCTCGAAGCGTTTCTCGACTTCACGAATGCGCTCGGCTGAGCGCGCTTGCTCATCACGAATGCGCAGATCGGCGCGCGCCTCGGCATCCTTGATGAGGGACGCCGCACGCGCAGCGTCATCGCGAGCGGCATTTTGGAGACGCTCGATCTCGCGCGCGTGTTGCTCACGGATGGCCTCCGAGTTGTCGGGTTTCCCGATGATGCCGGCGATCTTGGCAACGCGATCCAGATCGTCGGGTTGCTTGCGACTCTCCAAAGAACGGATGCGCTCTTCGAATTCTTCCTTGTCTGCGAGACGCTGATCGGCGATCTCCCGCTCGCGTAGCATCATCTGCTCGCGGAGCGCAGCCTCGCGAGCCGAGGCCTCTTTCTGCGACGCCATAAACATCTGCATCAGGCTTGATTCGGTCTGAGCTTTCTCCTTCAAAGCTTGCTTGGCCTCGGAGCGCTCACGCTCTTCGCGGGTCTCTGACCGGATCTCTCGCGCGGCGGTCACCTCGAGCTGCGCCTTGTCGATGTGAGCATCCGCCATCGACGCTGGGCCGCGCCTGCCCGACAGGGGGATATTTGGAAAACCGGATGCGGGGGCTTGGCTCATGTCGTCGTCTCCATCATACACTTCACTGGCGGAGCTGGGAGCCCCAGGAAAGACTACCGTGATCGCTTCGGTGAGCGCCTTCGGCTGCACGCGGCCATCGGCCTGCATGTTCACGGAAGCGCGCTTGCTCGGGCCATACACGATGAGCCGGTAGGTGCCGCCCCCATACCAGTACTGCCACTGCTCGAGGGTGAGGGGGGCCGAGATGGGCCGAAGCATCCCGTCCACCTTGCGACCGCTGAAGGTCTTCGGCAGTTTGCGCTCGACGTAAATGAACCAATTGTACCCGTCGAGCTGCGGGAACAAGCTGAACAAGTCGAAAATCGTCTGCGGCGGGGCTTTGCCCAGAAGAAAATCAGGCGCGTCGTCGAGACCGACGAGCGGACTCATCGACATCGTCTCTTCGCGCTTCTCGGCGTCGGGCTCGGGGTGCGGCACTACGGCCGCCCCATCAGTGAAGAGCTCCATTCGCTCAGCAATTGCCTGGGCATGCGAGGGCTCTTGGGGCTCTTCGCTAGCCTCCTGAAGTGCGCGGAGGAGATGAGCGTTTTCTTCGATGACGCGCGCTTGCTTCGGGTCGAGGTGTTTCCGCGCAATGTTCTCGAGCGTGAGCTTCGGGGCCGGAGGCTCAGGCTCTAGCTCATGAGAGTTCTCGCGCGAGACGCGCGTGACGCGCGTCAGCCGCTGCCCACTGGCCTCGATCTGATCGGACAGATCAGGAACGAGCCGCTGCTTCCGAGACTTTTTCTCGGAAGCAGATTCGTTCGTCGGATTCGAAGCAGTGGGCGGAGCGGGCATCAGTTGCTCTCGGGCGTCGTCTCGGTTTCTTCCTCTTCCTCGTCGTCGTCGCCCGCTTCGGTCGACTCGTCGATGAACGTAATCGCTTCGGCAGCGCGCGCCTTGAGCGCCGCGAGCGCGGCGTCATCCGGCTCGGTCGGATCGCGCAGGTTCTGGACGAGCGAGAGGATCGTGGTCTTCAATCGCAGCGCATCCTCGGGCAAGATCGTTGTGCCAGCGAGCCCTTCCTTCAGCGCATCCAGGTCTTCGTCGACTTCGGCTGCCCACTCTAGGCTCTCGAACGTCGACTGGAACATCAGCGCCGCGATGTCGGCCTGCAGCGACACCATCTCCTTGACCTCAGCGGCGAGGCCTGGGAGATCGAGCGTGCCGGAGGCGATCTTCTTCACGAGCGAATCGTAGGCGCTCTTGGCGTCGTCCCTCAGGAGCTGGATGCTCTTGAGCACGTCGTCGTCGTTGTCTTGTGCAGGGACTGCTTTGATTGCTGGCATGAGGATCGCTTTCTTTTTTTTGGTGAGATTCACTTGCTACCGAGCACGCCGAGTCCGCCGGCTTCTTCAGCTGCGAGTTCGGCATCGACATCGAAGCTTCCGGCCTTCACTCGCTCGAGAGACTTTTGCATGCTGAGCGTGTCGAAGTCTTCCAAGATCTGCTCGGTCTCGGAGTGACGCGGCATCCGCATGCTGCAGGCGTAGATCGCCGCGTCCCCGACTGAGTAGTACTCGCCCGTCTCGGAGCGCTGCGCCGTGCACGAGCGCGTGAGGTAGCGGCGCTCGCGGTCAGCGGAGATGTCGGTCTGCATGCGGAGGTAGTGGGTGCAGATCGGACGGATGGGCTCGACGAGGATGACCGTTCTCCCTTCGACTTTGCTCGATGAACCCAATACACCCATGTCCCCCAACCTCGGGAAATTCATGTCTGGCCTCTGCGCCCTCAGTACCTCGATGGTCGTGAAATATTTCCCATTGGGCAGGCGCTGCACCTCGCTCGGCTCGAAGCTCACCCACACCGACCCATCGGAATTGCGGATCACGAAGGACCGCCGGTCCTCCATGCACACGAGCGTGTCGACCGCCAGCGGAGGCGGCCGGTCCTGATTGTCCGGCATCGCCGGTACCGGGAGCCCGTCGGTCGGACTGATCCCGAAGGTCACCGGCACCTCCGACCCCTGATGGATCTCCTCATCCGCTCGCGGGGCCGTGAACTTGCTAAAGGCGTCGGTCATTTTTGTTCCTGGTCGGACATTGTTTGGCCTTGACTGGGACGAGGCGCCACTAAATTGCCCCCGGTGCGCTGAAGAACTGGCTCGATGTGCCGATCCCGGTACAGTTCTTGCGTCTCTCGGACCACGTTTGGTAGTATCACTGGGATACCCGCATCTTTGAGCTTTCGCTCTAGGTAGCCGATCGAGTCCATCATCACCGCCTGCGCATTGCCGTGAGCGATCGACTGCTCATCGTACAGGCGGTTCCAGGTGTCGCGCTCTTTTAAGATGCCTTCGATGGAATCTCGGTATTCCGTCGCGCGACGTTCCCAGTCTTGGGCTGCGAAGCGCGCCTGGTTGAGCTCTTCGGCAACAGCTTTCTTCGCCTGGCGCTCGAACTCGCCTCGCGAGTCGTTTGATGTCTTGAGGGCGTCGGTCAGCTCGGTGGCGAGATCGTCGAGATCGGCTGCCCGCTTACGCGCGAGCACGATCTCCGCTTGAAGCGGCTTACGGCTGATCCAAAAGGTCACCGGGATCCCCGCAAAAACGAGGATGCTGAGTATCGTCAGGGCTGCGAATTGAATCATCGTCGAGACTTTCCTATGTGGCACGTGAAACAATCAAAATGTTCAGTGTGTTTTGTCGGCTAATCCAGCCCCTGACCCGCCAGCGCCTTGCTCTCTTGTCGCAAGATCCCGTGGCAGCGCTCTTCCATGCCTTCGGCCTCATGCCAGGCCAGAGGGATCACGATGGCGACCGCGTTCTGCCCCTCGAACCGCGCTACCGTAAAGGGTGGCATCATGTCGGGGTCTTCCGTGCCAACCATGATCACATCGCAACCGGTCTCGAGCGCGGCGCGCGCGGCCTGTCGGAATGAGGCCTCCTCGTCGGCCGTCACAGCGCCCTCCCCTCTCGGCGAGCCCGCAGGCCACCCGCGAGGCTGACGGCGACCGCGAGCACGATCTTCCGGTCGTCCGTGTCGAGCGGCTCGTCAATGGTGCGGTTGGCGACCCGAAACCAGCTCTCGCGCGGGGTCGGCTCGAGGAGCGCCTGCATTTGCGCCTCATTCATATCCTCGGAAGGAGTCCCAAATTGTCCCGCGAGCGCGCGAAGCATCACCCGTACGGCCATGACGTGCTCCGGCGGCTCCTTTGGGTTGCACGCCGGGCCGATGACGAGCAGGCCGCGGGGGCGCGCGATGCAATGCCCGACCGGGACTAGGGCTCGTTCCAGCACCACTTCCATGATCAGGTGATGGACATACGCCTTTTTGCCGAGTTCTACTAGACCCTTGAGAAACCCCATCTCGTCATCGCGCCCGGGAAGCTTCGGCCCGAGCAGCACATCCTTGTCGATGACGGTCGGGCGCACGCTCGGGCGGATCTCGAGCACTGAATAGGTCAGCGCCTTCAGCCCGGGGGCGACACCGATGACGATCATTCCAGGCGCAGGCTCGCGCGGGTCATTCTGGTCGAGAAGCGTAGCCTCCTCGCCCCAGGGGCGTCAACCGTGCAGTGGCGATTCAGGCCGGACCGTGAGGCAAGATCTGGTCAACGAGATCCGCCGAGATGGCATCGTCATCGTACAGACCCAGACATTCCCGGATGCGCTCACGGGCTTGCGGTAAGCTCTTGCCCTGCGTATGGCAGCCTGGGACAGCCGGAATCGACGCGAACCACCAACCATCACGATCGAGCTCGTAATTGACTAGATACGCCATGAATCACGCCGCCCGTGCACTTTTCGTGCACACCGATCCCACAAACCGCAGCCATCCCGCCAGGCGCTCATCCCGAATGCACCCCTCGCAGTAGTCGTGCTCACAGCCGCACAGCGCCGTGACGGGCTTGAGCGCCCCCGACGGGTGCGGAACCAAGCAGCGGTAGCAGCGCGCGAGCTCGGGGGCGAAGCGGGGATCCATCCATTCAGTCTGGCCGCGACGGCGGCGCCCCGCAAGCGGGTCCCGGCCAGACAATGTCACTCGTTCACGGCGCGGGCCGGGCAGGCGTCCGCGGCCTCGCACGTCTTGACGTGCGCTTGGCAGAGCGGGTTCTCGGTGGCGTAGCCCGATGCTTCCGTGTTTTCACAGACCGCTTCGCAGGACGCACCCTTCGGGGTGGGCTCGCCCGAGACGCAATGAAGGCGGCGGAGGTTTTCGCACATCGCTCGGCAGTCATCGGGAGTGCCCGCGCTGATCGGCGCGTTGTGTGTGACGGCAGGCGGGGGCCATGGCGCTGCGGGCGAGCAGCTCGCTCCGAGCATCAAAAATACAAACAGGATTTTCTGGATCATCGAGAGGGTCCTACGTCGAAGGCAACGAAGCCGAGGCTTGCGCGCGTGTACTCTTCGGTGAATCGACAGCGGCCATCGCTACGCCAGCTTCGATCGTAGTGATTCAGGAGGCCGAAGCTGCCGTCAGGAGCAAAGTCCTCGATCACCATCGCGTGGTTCCCGACGATGTCTCGGTCGGGCTTGTCGATGAGCTCGGGTCCTGAGTCGATCTGGAACATCTTGTCCACGGCCCACGCGCCGATGACCGGGATCTTCTTGTCGATGGCGCGCCGCACGCCATCGATGTCACCCGAATTGATGCGGTAGTAGTTGCGGACGCCGCGCCTGTCGTAACCATCGTGGAGCGCCGTGCCCGAAACGCGAGCGTTGACGCGCATCAGGTTGAATGGCCACGCCTCCTCGGACGCAAACCCGAAGCGCGTCACGGCCGTCAGGAGCCCTTCGAAGCTCAGGCCCGCGTCCGTGTCTTCGAGGCCCATGCCCATGGCAGCGCGCCCCAGCTTGTACGGGAAGAGACCGGACAAGTCGGGACAGGGGATGCCGCGCGCAAGGCAGGCGAGGCGGAAGGCTTGCGCGCCCGACATGCCGAGGCACGAGTCGGTCGCGCTCTGCCACTTGGGGCCGACGAGCGCGCTCCGCACCGTCCCCGAGGACGGCAGCACCGAGGATGACCCAATGAGCATCGACAGGGGCTGGGTCGATGCAGGCAGCGGCGAGTGGATGAAGCCGGTGCCGCGCTTGCCCTGCGCGGCGTTGAAGAGCGCGCGGATCATGGACCCTTCCATCCGTGAGCGCGCAGGATGCCTTCGGTGTCGGGGGGCTCCCAGCCCTCGGGCTTCAAGATCTTGCCGTCGGGGCGACGGATCACCTTGAGTGTGCCGTCGGGCTGCTCCACCGCCTTTTGCATGTTGCTCAGCTGCACCGCATCCCATTCAGCCTCGATCGGGATACCGAATTCGTGCGCCGCTCCGATGAACACGTAGATGCCGTCCACGATGCCATTGGAGGTGCCGACCATGTCGCGTCGGGCGATGGCTGTCAGGAGTTCCTTCACGACCTCTTCGACGATGAGGGAGACGCGGAGATCGATGCGCTCGTCAGCCGGCCACTCCGGCACGAGCAGCACAGGCGTGTCAGTGACGCGATGGAAGTCTCCTACGTCGTCGACTGCTGATTTGATTGTCACGGCTTCACCATCCATCCCACCAGGAATGTAAGCCAGGGGGCCGCCATGTCACCAATGACAGTCGCGATCACTTCTAACGTTTCTGGCTTCTTTTTATCGGGGTCAATTCCCTCGGGCTTACTTGGTCGAATCAACTGAGCGGCAAGAATCACCGCCGCGAATCCCTTCCACGAAAGAGTCCCGTAGCCGAGCGGTACGGCGTTCCACTCCCAAAGCTTGGACAGGATGTAGCCGCCTGAGAAGGCGTAGTACATGCCAAGCGCTACTCCTAGTATCGCAAAAAATACGATCCGCATTTTCTTCCTTTCAGTTGTCGGGTTGCCAGTGATCGCCCGCCTGGGGATCGTCGCCAAAGTCCCTGAACTCTTCATACCCACGAGCGAGCGGTTTGTACGTCATGGTCGGGCCGTCAAAGGCGACTAGTACGGTGCAGGTCGGGCCGTTGCGCTGCTTGCCGATGATGATCTCGCCCTCGTTGTTCGCTTCCTTGTCGTAGTAACCCTCGCGGTAGATGAACAGGATGTTGTCGGCATCCTGTTCCGCGGCCCCTGATTCCCTGAGATCTGAGAGTTGCGGGCGCTTGCCCTTCGCGCCGGTGCGTCTCTCCACGTCGCGGTTGAGCTGAGCCAGCGCGAGCACGGGCACCTTCTCGGTCTTGGCGGTGTTCTTCAAGCCGTAGGTGAGGGACGCGATCTCACGCTCGCGCCCTTGGCCTTGCTCGCCTTTCATGAGCTGTAAGTAGTCCACCGCGGCGAGCACGAGTTCCTTGGCCTTCACGCGGCCCTGCTCGATCTCACGCTTGATCTTCCGAATGTTGGATCGGAATTCCGCGACCGTCACCGCGGGCTTATCGTCGACGAAGATCGCGCGCCTGGCCAAGTCAGCGACGGCTGCAAAGAGCCTGTCCCAGTCCGTGCGCACGAGCTGGTTGAGCCGCAGCTTCTTGAATTCAACGCTCGCCAGCGAGCACACCATGCGAAGAGCGATGTCTTCACGGGGCATCTCACACGAATGAAAATACACCGCGTCCGGCAGCTCCCCCGATCCGTCGCGTGGCGGCGTCGTCATGTTGAGGATCATGCTGGAAGCCATCGCCGATTTCCCGACGCCCGGGCGCGCAGCCAAGATCGTGAGCTCGCCCGGATGCCAGCCCGTCGTCTGCTTGTCGAGATCGGCAAAACCCGTCGTGTTGCCGAGGAGCGATTTTCCGTCGCGGAGCGCGTCGGCGAGCGCTGTCAGTGCTCGACCAGCGATCTGCCCCGCGCCCTCGTAGCTCGACTCGCGGTTCGAGTGGGCGAGCTCCCAGACTTGGGTCTCCAGGCTCTCGATGAGCGACTGAGTGGGCGTGCCGTTCGGGTGGTAGAGGGAAGCAACGGCCACTTGGGCAACGGCGATCGTCTGCCGCGCGCGCCAGTGCATGATGAGTGTGCGGCAGTGCTGCTCGAGGCGCTCACCCACGAAGGGCGCGTCGGCGAGTTGCGCAAGATAGGGAGAGCCACCGATCTGATCGAGGCGATGGTGGAGCCGCAAGTCGCCCGCCACGGCGATGATGTCGATCGACTCGTGCCCCTCGTCGAGATTGATGATCGATTCCCAGATGCGACGATTGGCATCGGAAAGAAAATGTCCCGCATCGAGCCCGACCGTTCGGCAGCGATCGAGCGCCCCCGGCTCCATGAGCACGGCGCACAGGATGGCTCCCTCCGCATCCAGATCACACGGCGGCACGCGCCCCGGAACGAGCTTCGTCGGGTCGGGCAGGTTATTGGCGTCTGTCACGGTTTCTGAAGCTCGCGTTGAAAGTGCTCACACAAGATGCGGTCGACGATGTCTTCCACGCTGCCGCCGAAGATCCCGAGCTTCACGCGTTCTTTGATCAAGACCAAGAGCTCTGTCCTCACTCGCACGGGTGCTCCGGAAAAGCTACCAAGACCGAGCACCTGTTGCACGAGCAGGTCGACCGCCATGGCGAAGTTCTTGTCGCGAAGCGACCGGGCGGCCATGCGCTGGCAGGCATTCATGATGGTCGTGTGGTCGCGCCCGAAATCTTCCCCGATCTGCGGGTACGAAAAATCCCCGGCGAGACGACTCACGTAGATGGCCGTGTGCCGCGCCACGATGACCGACTGGTGGCGGTCGTCGCTCAAGATCGAAGCCCGGCTGGTGCCGCAGTAGCGGGCCACGACATCGATCGTCGCTTGGATGAGGGGCTCGGTCACTGGATACAGGGTCGATTCTTAGTAAGTCTTTCGCTGGAACTGCATCCGGCCTTCGACTGGAGCCAGGCCCCGGATAGTCTTGTCGCGCGCCGTTTTCGGGTGCCACTTGGCATCCCGATCCGTATGGCGTCGCTCGACATGTCCCGCGCTCGAAAGCTTCTTCATCTGGATCTCAATCGATTTGTCGCGTTCTCGAGCATCCGGCGCAAACGCCACCGGACGAAACCATTCGTCAGGCTTGCCAGCGAGCGGCAGCGGCACTTCACTGCCACCGAAGCGCTCCTCTTCGGTCTGCTGCCCGACGAAGTACAGCGGCTGGAGGCCGAGAGCCCCGCGCAGGGCATCCGCGAAGCAGCGACGCTCCCGTGTCTCGTCGGAGAGGCGATCGATCGTCACGTGAGCCTCACGAGCTCGGCGTCGTCCCGCTGGTAGAGCGGGTGGCAGGGGGTGCCGTTTTGGTTTTGCGCGAGGCAGTAGAGATCGACGCCGAGCGCCTCGAGCAGCGCGCGCACTTGAGCGCCGCGCTCGCAGATGTCGCCCTCATTGCCCCAGCCACAGACGACGCGGTGGGCCGCGAGCGCTTCGCGACAGATCCGATCGTCGTTACCCGGGCCCACGAGATCGCGGCGCTTGGCAAGTGAGCGGAGCTTCTTCGATTCCGTCTCGCGGTAGGCGAAGAGGTTGACGACGGCCAAGCGTTCGTAGCCCCAGGCGCGGGCGTACTTCATCAGCTTGTCGATCGTCGGATCGGTCGTCTCGGCGGAGGCCTTGGAGGGGTTCAGGAGGATGAAGAGCACCGTGCAGCGGTCCTGGTGCTCCAGATCCCACTCCTCTCCGTCGAGCGAGCGGTACAGCACGTAGCGGTACTCACTGTCGGGATCCGGTGGGATCGCGTGCGCGATTTTCTTCAGGAACGAAAACGCTTGTTGCTGCATCGCCATCGCTAGACCTTCGGGAGAGCTCGGGCCATCTGAGCAAAGAGGGCGGCGGCGGTTTGGACTGCTGGTGGGACACGGGGCGCGGGGCTGAGATCTGCTTTGGTCATTTTGCTGCCGGAGATGGCTTCACGCCGCACGCGAACGCGCTCGCTCTCGCGTGCATTCCGCACGTAGGCGAGGGCGCCGTTCGGGAGCACGAACACATCGCTCTCCTCCTTGGCGGCTTCGGCGTCTCGGACGCGGTCTTTTCTTCGTTGGCGGCGGATGCGGCGGGCTCGGGGGTTCATGGGGATCCTTTCAGCAAAACGAGTCTCGATACCGGACCATCTCGGCCTCGAGCGCTTGCAACTCTGTCGGCAGGGCCGGGCCGTAGTAAGGCACACGCTTGCCTCCCACAACGACACCGAGCCCAGCCCATTCAACAACCGGTCCGTTACCAGAAAGATTCAGCCGAGTCCGATAGACTCGCGGGATCGGGTCGTCTGATAGGATCCCGAGCGACGCGGCGAGCGTCGCGGTCTGCGCAGCAAACCGATCGAGGCTCATGGTACTCCGGTCATGGTACTGACGTTCAGCGCTCGAAGGCGAGGATGTCGCTCTCGCCGTGGATGAGTTTCCGGGCCTGCACCCAGCCGTTGAAGTTTCCGAGGTAGTACGTCTTTTTTCCGGTCGGGATCCAGCGTGACTCAAGGGTCATCGGAACGGCGGTAAACGTCTTGCACTCAGGATTCGCGACCCACTCATCGCGCCCAAAGATCCTGCGCTCGAAGTCTGTCATCGGGCGGCACACGTGCTCGTAAGGCGCCATGTGTCCGTCACCGTAGAGCCGAGCTGAGAGTCGTACGTCGCCCTCGATCGCGCGCTGCCCATCGTGGTTCAGGTGGCTCACTCGGGCGCAACGGCCGACCCCCACGTGCACGGCTGTCTCGATTCGAGTCCCCGTAGACTCGTGCTTCGGAAGTTCCTGATCTTCTCCATCAGTCTCCACGAACGGCAGATGCCAATCATCGGCGCCGAGTAGCTTCGGGCGGTTGCCGCGAAACAGCTCGCTCATCATGCCGGCCGCCTTGGCGATCTCCGGCTGCGCCTTCTTGTTGTCGCGCAGATGGAAGAAGTTCGACATGTCTGTCGCCGTCAGGATCACGGTGTGCCACATCCAAGCCTCCAGGATCCGGCTGGCGATCTGCTTGTGCACCCCGATGCCCATCAGCTCTTCGGCGGCCGTGATGCTTCCGCGCATCGCTCGTATCCAGACTTCGGAGGCGACCGCCATCTCGTTCGAGGAGAGCTCCTGATCGGCCTGCATGCCCTTCTGATTCTTGCCCCAGTACACCGGCAAGAATGGGTCCGCATTGAGCCGGTCGATCTGCTTCTGCACCGGGATCGCTCGCGAGCTGGCGCTCGATTTGCTGATCATCTTGTGGGTGTTGAGCTCGGCGAGCACGATGCGGGGCAGGGTCACGACCCACGTGGTGACGCGCTCGCCGTACTGGGTGATGGAGTCTCGTTCGATGCGGGCTTCGTACATAGAAAATGGGCTTTCTTTTTTTTCTGGAAATGGAGATCAGTTGCGTACGGACGGTGACGCGAAGTGTTTGCCCTTGGCCAGCATCATATACAACGCTACACCGATGCTGACGGCAGACAGCGCGCCGGGGTGATCCTGCGCAAACCTTCGAGCCCGCATCGTCGTCACCAGGCGTTCGAGGCAGATGAGGCCGTAGCGCTGCTGGAGGCGAAGCTCCATGCTCACGAAGACTCGCATGACGGCTGTGCTCGGATCTGGCGCTGCCGAGAAGTTTCGCCACTTATCCATCTCGGTAAACGTCGCCGAGTAGAGGAGGTTCTCGAGGAATTCTTCCACGGTCAGACCGTACGAGCCTGCGGCTCTGCCGGGAGAGGGATCGTGTGCACTGCGGTCATCAGCTCTTGCGCCGCACGCACGAGCTGCTCGAGATCTTGCTCGATGTCGATGCTCGTCAGATCGCAATCGAGGACCGTCGTGAGGTTGATGACGGCGTCTTCGACGTAAAGGCTGGTCTTTTCGCCAGCCTCACGTCGTACCCCTGGCAGATTCAGGCCGCGGGCGATTTCGTAGGTCGCGAGCGACAGGTTGTGGACGCTGCCTTCTAGTGCTTGCGTGTTGCAGCACTGGATGTGCTCTCGGCACCGAAATAGGCGGCGCTTGATGACTTCTGATAGGGCGAGGCTGATGCGGGGCATGCTGGGTCTCCTGGTGGTGTGAGTCGAATCAGGAAGGTTTACGCTCGGGCCGCTGGATCCTTCCCAGCGACGAGCACGGTTTCGTCATCTACCCACTCGAAGCTGCCCGAGCGGTGATTGCCGGAATGGCGCCGGCGCCGTCCACAGTGGTAGGTTTTCCAAACCGTCGGACCGAGCAGCGCGCAACGCTCACCACACGGGCGACGGAGCGTGCACCCTAGGCGGATCACTCCCCACACGAGGGCGATGGCGGGGATGGCCCAGCAGGCGGCCGTCATGGCGGCGTAGGCGCTCGGGTGGGTGACAGAGAGATCGGTCATCACTTTCTTTTCCAGAGCCAGTAGAGGAGCCCGAGTCCGAGTGGAAGCGCGACGGCGTCAGTCGGGGTCACGGAGCCGTGATCTTCTGGAACATATCCAGTGCTTGACTCACTTTTTCTAGCCTCGTCAGGCGGTCTCCCGAGAGATCGATCACGGGAACCCGGGCGATGGCGAGCAGGCCAGTGAGCATCGCCTCGTAGCAGTCATGATAGGCGCCGCTGGTTTTCCTGATCCCATCGTCGAGGGCTTGGAAATCTTTCTTCCAAAGTCGCACGACGAAGTTGTAGCGACGCATCGACCCGCTGAATACCTCGAGCGCGTTGTCGTCGAGACGATCGACCATATGAAGCGCGCAGTAGGTGAGGTTGTCGAGGTAGCTCCGATCGGTGACGAAATCATCATGCGCGAGCTCCCAGTCGCGCTTCGCTTCGAAGAGGCGATTCTGAAACTTTACCCGGCATCCGGCCTTGTCCACGTCGTAGGGGTTGTCGAAGCCCATCTCGAGCGCGACCGAGCGCGCGCCGACGGGGTTGAGGGGGATGTTGTACTTCTTGGAGATGGCGCGAGCGAGCGTGGTCTTGCCGGTTCCGCTCGCGCCTGCGATGGCGATTCTCATTTGCGTTTTGATCCTTTGGCGGCGACCAGCACGGTGGGCACGTGTCGCCCATCGTGGCCTTGACTAAGTAGGCATTGCTTTCCTGTTTTGGTACGATAGCGGCACTGCTTGCGAAGCGGCGCGATCCACGTCCCCGAGCGTCCACGGTGCTTGCCCGCGTGACTACCGTGCCTGACGCAGCGATCCCCGGTGAAGCTGATGGCGCGGCAGCGTGGCGCGATCACTCCCGCTTTGCCCGGTGCTGCACCGGACGCTTTCTTCTTCAAACCCACCCCCGCCTTCTTTTTCTTTTTAGTGCTCTTGCGCTGCAGCGTGACAGCGCGCTGCTCCTCGAGAGGCTCATCGAAGATCGCGCTCAGGATCACCTTCAGCGCGTGAAGCACCTCGGGCTTCAGCCGCGACGCTGCGCGTGGGAGGAACGAAGCAAAGTCGAAGGTGGGTTCGGTCACGTCGGTATCTCCTTCACTAGCTCCACAAACGACCACCCCTCATCCTCTTGCCCCATATGCAGGAGCTGCACCCGCACGAAGTCTTCCTTCCCTGTTTCTTCCGAGACGATCTCCACCATCTCGTCGTAGTCAAAGCAATTGGTCGCCAATAGGTAAGCGTCAGCCTCGAAACACTTGGTGCCTCCCGCGTGCTGATGCACAGGCAGGAACATATCCTGCTTATGCAGCACGCTCGACGACTGGATGCGTCGATTGATCCGATCGACGAAGGGGCTAACGCCTTCATCGGCATCCGGCACCTGCGTGAGCAGGATCCAGTTCGCTACCGTGCTCACGGTTTTCGCTCCGGCACGCAAGAGATCGCGACCGCTAGCGGTACCGGGTATGCCTGCGACGCCACATTACTCACTCGGCTCGCCACGTAGCACACGTTGAAGTTCCCGCCGGTCGTGTCGCGGATGACCCGCACCGTGACGCCATCGGCCTGCGTCACCGCCTCTTGCCAGAGTCCTGGTTTCGGGTCGGCACGCAGTGGTTTGGCGTTAAGCGACGCCAGAAACAGCCACCAGCCGCATGAGACCGCAACGATTGCTGCTTTGGTTACTCGATCCATCACTTCCACACTCCTATCCAATGCAGCACGATCGCCAGAAGGCACCCTGCCACGAAACTCACTACACACCACGGATCCGGAATGTACCATCGTCGAGGCTTCACTCGCCGACGAGTACCGTTGACCATCTCAAGCTCGATGCGCTGGACGGCGTAGTTGACCTTCGCCTGCAACTCCGACCGACACCCGGGGCAGAGCAACCACTCTTTGGCGTGAGCGATGCTCCCTGACCTGATGACGGGCGCGTCGCAGAGGAAGCACTCAGTGCGCATCAAGATCCCGTCAGCTCGAAGATGTAGCCGGTGAATCCGCCCGTTGCGACGCACACGAACTGATAGCCGTCCGGCACTTCCTGGTTTGGGTAGAAGCACCGAAATAGCCGGCTCACTCGCGGCGACGAGGTGGATGGCTCGAGAACGCCGAGCGTAACCTGAATCGTCCCCGTTGCTGGGCGCACGTCGTTGAATGCACCCAGCACTTGGGTGCTCGGCAGAAGCCACAGGACCTGCTCCTCCGAACTCGTCAACAGATACTGACATATTTTCATGATCTACATTTTCCTTCACAGCACGGCTCGGAGAGCATCTTGTCCACGCTCGCGAGCGTGCGTTCGAAGCGATCAGAGCGCGCCTTGTCCTCGTCAGCCCGGTCGAGCTGTTTCTGATGAAGCCTCGTGCAAGATTTGCAAATGTCTCGAGCGGCCCCGATCTCCCCCTCGTGCGAGATGCAGATCACGGTGAGCTCGGCGCGACCGCAGAGCGTCTTCGATGACCAGCTACGATCAGCGGTAGAGATTGGCAGGCCCACTCTCGGTGCTGCTCATGGGCGGCACGGCGGATACATTCAGCGGACTCGGAGCAAGCAATCAGCAGCGCTGGCTTCCCATCGGGTCCAGTCGTGACTTCCGGTTTCCACGGATGCGTCCGAATTAGGTACGTCAGTAACCCAGCCACGATCCCAACGATCGCCGTCACGATCGCTACTTCAAAAAGAAAGCTTCTATCTTTCATCTTCAAACCTTCAATACGACAGCGCCTGGGAAAGCTTCCCCGACTCGTGCAACGCTACTGGTCACGATGCTCGCGAGACCTTGGTCTCGCCTACGCTCGTAGAGCCAAACCAATTCTTTCCTAAACCACTTGTCGCCGAGGACCTCCCCATCGACCGAATCGATCACGAGCACGCTCACCTCCAAGAGCGCTTTCAGCGGCGACTCTTCCTTCACCGTCATCGCGTTCTTTACGTCTCGAAGCAGAGTCGGAGCATGCACGGATTTGAGTGGGTGGTTGGAGTAACGCTCGGCAACCGAGCGGAGCAGGGCCGCGCCATACTCGCGCGCAAACTCACCCTCGATGCACAACTGAACACCCTTCGGCGGAGAGCGAAACGTGCCCTTGCTCAAAAAGCCATCGAGCGCTTCCACGATGTGCGGAGGCTTCTTCAGCTTCGCGCGCGACACGCGCGACAGGCGCTGATCGACACCCAGTCCCACCATGCGCCGAGCCATCCGAAATTCACCAAATCGGTCACACGGCTTGAGCTCCGCCTGCGCCACCTCCCCCTGCACACGCAGCCGCACGACGTCCCCGGCGCCAAACGTCGGACTCGGCGTTTCCGCGCACACGGCGCCCTCCTTCGGGCAGCGCGCGCACTCGGAAAGCCGCGCCTCGACCCCCAGCCAAAACGCCTTGGTCTCACCGCGCAACAGCTCAGGTAACGATTCCGCTGTCACGCTACTGTCGCTTTCGAGAACCCGGGCGACCGTCGGGCACCGGGAGCTCAACCACATCCGCCCACCCTCCGCCTCCAGCTCCCTCAGGAACGGTCCCTCCACCGACTCCCAGCGGAGTTGGAGGTTCCTCGGGAGGTCTCGAAGGGGACTCGCGGCGGGGAGCGGGTCCGGATTGTCCGGGGGCGGGTCGGTCGCTGATACTTGGGTCTCGTCGTCGCTCATTGGGGGTCAATCCTCCGCTCCGTGGTACTGATAGCAATGCGATTCCTTCCCGATGCTGCTTCGGATCCTTCGCGATAGCATCGCGACTCCATCGGTCATCATTCGCGATGCTATCCCCATTTCCCGACCCCAGATCGCCATCGCTCTCATTAGAGGGAAGCCCATCAACCGATCCCATCCCGATCGCATCGCGATGCCCCAATACCAGATCAAGATCAAGATCAAGATTTAGAACAAGATCCTCTCTGCTGACTCTCTTAGAGAAAAATAAATAATCTATTTTTTTATATCTCAGATCGAGATCAGTAGGCTCGTCCCAAACCCGAATGCCCTCCGGCAAGTCATTGCCTTTTTTCCAGTTGTCACCGAGCGCGTAAGTCCGTGGGTTTAGGACTTCAATCAGCCCAAACCGGGCATCGAAGGCGTTTAGTGCGTCGGCGCTTTTCTCGGCAATGCGACGGAGAGTAGGTAAGTGCTTGAAACGAAAGGGTGTATCCCGGTAGCTATCCCAGGCGTTTTTCCAACCGAATACCTGGTTTACGGTCGGGGTGTAGTACTTGCGCCAGATCTCAGGCAGCCGGAGGAGCCCTGAGTACCGGTCGTAAATGGCCAGCCCTGCCCCGACGATGCCCTCAAAAGAGTTTTCGACCTCGAGTTGGTGCTGGCGGGTCATCTGCCTGCCGCCGAGCTGCGAGAAGAGCGCCTCGGGGGAAACCTCCCAAAGACCCGGCACGTTGACTCGGGTGTGGGGGCCTTGGAGCATGCAGGCCCAGAGCGCGACGGCGACGGGGCCGAGCGCGACGATGTCAGGATGGTCGAATTCTTCGGACGGATGCGGCACTGCTCAACCCGCCTTGCGCTGGAGCAGGTGTTCCAGCCGAGACGCAAAGGGCGAATCGGTACCCATGACCGCCTGGTCAGCGATTCGGATGAGCTTCCGAAGCGTGTCGGGGCCGTTGAGTCTTTCGAAGCCGGCTACGCGCTTGAGGGCGGCGTAGTGCTCGGGATCGAGCCGAAGGTTGACTTGTTTTTCGGCTTGTTTGTCGGGTTCGTCATCAGGCTGAGACATGCGGGGAGGCGATCAGTACTCGACCCGAAGATGTAGGTGCAAGAAAAATTGAGACATTTCTGGTGCACAAAATTGCTGTTGACGCCTGAACATGTAATCAGCATTGACAGGCCATGACGATTTTAGAGATTGCCCGTGAGGCAGGGTTCAATGAGGGTCGGCTCGGCGAGCCGTTGAGCGTTTGGGACGTGCGAAATGGGTCTGGGATCTGGATCCTTTGGCACGATCCAGCAAAGGGGTAGTTTCGAGCGCGGGATGTGTTTGTTCCGGAGAGATCTGCATTGGTTCGAGACGATCGAGCAGCGTCGTGTGGGTTTTGACAACGCAGGGGAGCCGTTGGTCACGAACATCAATGTCGTGGTGACAATTCCGGAAGACGAGCAGACCGAAGCGGAACGTCGTTACGATGTGTATAAGCATCGCGACTCGCCCGAAGCGTTCAATCAGCAACGCGCGCAATGGTACGTGCAGGACTTCTCCAAGGGGCACGTCGTTGCTTGGTGGGGAGAGAGTCAGTTTTACGAAGACGAGCTTTGTGCGAAGCAGCAAGCGTTTGGACCAGGCGCTGATCGGCTAAGGAGCCTTCTGCCCGACGTACGGCTCGATGTCGACGAGATCCCAGACTTCGGAATCATTTCGATAGTCGATGGTCCAGATGTGGTTGGAGCCGCGGGCGAGCGGCTCGCTGGCGCGCGCCCGCTTGAGCTCTTTCTTGTTCCAGAGCTCCTCGCCTTGGAACGGAAACCAGTGCTCGAGTTGGTAGGGCTGGAAGGTGCTGACGAGTCCGCTGAGGCGAAGCCCCCCTTCCGTGAACGCGATCACTTTCGCGACGGGGCCATCACCGTCGGGCACTGGGATCCGCACCCAGTCGCCGACGACGAAGTCGCGGTTGTCGCGCTCTTCAGGGAGCATGCGGAGGTGGTGCGTGATCGCGTCGAGCGCGTGGTGCGGGGACTCACCAGCGTTGTGGTCGCACAGAAACTCGCGCAGGGTTTTGAGGTGGTGGTTCATGGCTTTGGATCTCGTGCGCGTAGCGCACGAAGCTCGGCAACCAACTCGAGTACTCGGGGAGCAGAAAGGAGCGAGTGCATGCGCCGCAGCGCGGCTATCCAATCAAGATTAGTGGCATGCTGGTTTAGCGCGCTGAGCACATCAGCAGCGGCATTCTCGAGTTGGTTTAGGTCGTCATTCATTATGCTGTTCACCTAATTCGTATCGGTGCGCCGAGGGCACCGCCGGTCAAGAGTCCAAAGCTGCTGAGCAGCCACAAGCAGACGACGAGCACCACGACGACGTTCAGGATCATTTTGATCTTGGCGTCCATCGGGATGATGGAATTCACGAAGTACAAGAGCACGCCGATGACGATGAGGACGATGATCAATCCGATGAGGGTCATGTGACTTTTCTCCGCAGGTGGGGCGTTACGTCACGGTGTTTCTTCGGGGGAAGCGTGACTTGTTTCGTGCGTTGCGAATAGCGTGCCTCAGTTCGGGCTTTCCGTGTCCGACTCTTCGATGGTGAGGATCGCTTCGAGCGGTAGCGAGAAGTCGTGCTGCAGCACGCGCAGGGCGGCGTCTGCCCCTGTCCCAGGTATCTTGTCTATTTTTTCGCTGAACGATAGCTGCGGCACATCGAAGATGAGCGGCTCTTCCATGGACCCCGCGAATTGCACGAAGCGTCCTGTCACCTGATCGGTGATGATCACGAACGGCCTCTGGCTTCTGGGCTTGCTCAGTAAGCGAGTGAGTGCGAAGAAGATCTGCTGGTGAGCGGAGTGGAGTCGGCATTTGCGGATCACGGCTTCTCCTCTTCGCTCGGCAGGTACAGCTCAACGTAGTTGCAGATCGTGCACGTGAACACCATGCAGCGGAGCAGCCGAGTCTGTGAGAGGACGATTGGGAAAGCGACATCGTTTTCTAGGCGCGCCATGGTGTGCTCGTTTTGGTGATTGATGCAGACGAGGGTGAATTTGCCACCGAGCGCCTTGATGGGCATCAGTGAAACACTCCTCGATACAGCGCCCAGGCGCCGAGCACCATGATCAGCACGATGATCGATCCGACAGCTCCAATTTGGATCCCCATCCAAAGGGCGCGGGCGATGCGCCACTGAAACTCCACGGCCTTTTCCTTGTCGATGCCAAACTCGGCCATGGTTTCCGAGTGATCTTGCTCGATGGAGTTCTTCCGGAAGCGCTCTTCGAAGCTCACTGGTCGTCTTCTTTCTTGAGCGCGTCGTAGAGCTTCAAAAAGAAAGACCAGATCTTTGCCGAGTCCGAGAGGAAGAGCGGGTGCACATCTGCGCCGCGCTGCCCGATGAGGGAAGTGACTTGTTCGATGAGCGGGATGGTGTCGTAGCGGGTGCTCGCCGCCAAGTCGCTCAGCATCGAGCGGTGACCCGACCGAACCGAATTCTGGAGGAGGGCCTCGATCGACATCCCGTCTGAAATATTGTCCACGATGTATCGGACTCGGACGACGAGGATCATCTCGGCCGGCGTGAGCGCCGGCACTACTGCGAGCGCAGCGCTCGCCCCCGGAAGCATCAGGCCTCCGTCTTTGCAGGCGGGGCAATGATCGAAGTCATCGGTCACGATCCAGCCGAGCGATTCGGCGAGCCGATTGGCCTTCGCTGTCGATGCCATGCCGGGGGACTTGAGCTTGCAGCGATCACACTGCACGTTGTGGCTGCCCTGCGCCGTCTCCTCCTGGTAGTAGGCGCGGGACAAGTCGAGCAGGTGCTCGGCGGGATCGCGCGATCCCTCGCGGGCTGATTCGACGATGCGCGTCACGAGCGCATCGGTGCCGCGAGCGAGCGCCACCATGCCGGCCTGGATCTGTCGGATGGAATCGAGGCTAGCGAGCTCGCGCTCGGCGAGCGGAGCGAGATCGGTGTTGAGGGGGCCTCCGACGCGGACGCGCTCGAGGCTTGGGGCCCGATGGGTCGTGACGACGGGCCCGCCCCACGCGCGAGTGCCGTGGGAGCGCGCCTTGCGCTTGTGTCTTTTGGGTTTGTGCTTGGAGGCCAATGGAGATCCTAACGCGTGAGGGTGGCGAGCGCTTTGGCGTCCGCGCGTGATTGTCGGAGCGACTCGGTGAGGTGCTCGATGTGCTCTCTGAGCTCGACGATGAGGTGCTTGGCCGCGATGAGCTCGAAGCGGAGCTCACGTGCGGTCTTCGGTTTAGGTTTGGGTCTTGCCATGGTGTTTCTTGTTGGCGCATGCAGAGCAGAGATCGCTCGCGTCATCGGTGCCGCCATCGCACCAGCAGACCTCGTGCTTGCAGCCGGCGCAAGTGAAGGTTTGATTGAGCGCGTAGCCGCAGTTGGGTGTACCTGAGATGCAGGTGTGATCGGGTGGAGGGAGCGGGGAGCGAGTGCTCAAGCGATGGCTTTCTTCACGGCTACGATAGCGAGCTCCAGATCGGCGAGCTCACGTAGGATCCAGTCGCGGTTCGACTCGCGCGTCGCTGGGTCGAGTTCGGGATTCCCGCCATTGAGCGCCCAGAGGACGAGCATGGTTGGGGTGAGGCCCGGCTCGTTCGCGATTTCACCTTCGAAGGCGAGCCGCAGCGTCTTGTCGACCGCTTGCCCGACCTCGTGGCACTCTTCCATGAGCTGCGCGAGTTTCCCGCCGAGGGTCTTGGGCTCGTATCCGGGTTTCATTCGTCCACGTCGAAGTCGTTTTCGTCATCGGAGCAGTCGATGGCGAAGTGCTCGATGTCGTCGCAGCCAATCTCTGGGCTCGCGCTGGTGATGCCCCCGCAGAAGGCGTCCGTTCGGATGGTCACCTCCATGTCGTCCGGGACGCCGTCGAGCGCTTTCCTGAGTTGCCCGACGGTGAGGCCAGGGGCTTTTTTGGTGTCGTCGTCGTTGATCATTTGATGCCGAGCGCCCTTTTGATGTCGCGCAGCGTGATTTGGACGCCTTTCTCGTAGGCGCACTCGAGCATGAAGAGGAGATTGAGTTGGTTTCGTTCCTCGAGCGCCGGATCCCATTGCTTTGCAAACCACTCGTTGGTTTTCTGGATCAAGAATATGTGCGTGAAATCCCCTTTGTCGATCAATCGATAATTCGTGCCAAAGGCGCTCTGGTCCTGGACCAGGGTGAAGTTTGTGCTCTGGATGATGTTACTCATGGTCTCCTCTGCTCTTTCCTCTCGAACCACTCGCAGCGGTGGCAGTAGGTCATTTGGGGTCCGCTTTGCAGCCGCCCCCGGGTGCACTTCGGGCAAGCCGCGCGTCTCTTGGAGGGTGCGGGAGGAAAACCCCCGCCCTGACCCAGCATCGCTACGCTGGCGGCGAGCGCGATGGTCGATACAGCGGATCGATAGCCCGTCATCAGCAGTCCGTCGTGCACAAGAACCCACGCCCCTCTTGCCGAGCCCAGATGCGTGCGCTCTCCATGTGTGGAGCAATCGCGTCCGTCCCGTCCTCCTCGTCGACCGGCGCGATCTCGCCCTTGTGGGGCCCGCTGACCCAGACACGGATCGAGATCTGTTGCTCGTCCGAGACGCGAGTAAACTGCAACGGGTCGAACGAATCCACGTCGCCGATGTGCTCGGCGTAGACGAGCGCCGCGTCGTCGGCGTCATGCGCCACGACCCAGATCGAGTCATTGTCCCAGAAGACGTGGAGCTCGTCGGGCATGTCCTTGCAGCAGATCGCGCAGTGGCGGCAGTCATTGTCGCCGATGGCGACGCATACGTGCGCGGCGCCGCTCGCGTAGAGCGACTTGAGCTCCTGCTCGAGGAGCTCGTTACGCTGCTCGAGGTAGGCGGTGACTTGACTCGCGGCCTCGTTCTGCGCGCGCTTGTATCGGGCGAAGCAGTCGCGGATGGTGTGGAAATCTTCGGGACTGGTGCCGCAGTTCGAGCAGGAGGTGGATTCCTCCATGCCGTGGACGACCGTCGTCGGGCAGAGCAATAGCTCGTGCTCGAACTCCGCGAAGGCTAGAGCGAGGTCAGCAAGGATCTCACCGTGGACGCGCTCAGCGAATGCCTCAGTCCCGGTCTCGATCCAGAGATCTACATCGCTGCCGGATTGGGAAAGCGTTACCGCTGCCCGTCGCCGATGGTCTCGAGTGACATCGGGCTCGTCTTGGATGGCGATGTTGTCTGGTTCGGTCATGGATCGATCTCTGGGTAGGGGTTGAGCGTGAGGGGTGGCGCGATGATCAGTCTATACTCATCACCGGGCGCATCGCCCACGCCGCTTGGACCGGTTCAAATGTAGGGCTCGAGTTCCGACGCCTCGAACCAATGCTTACCGTCGATGGCATCAGGAAGGAAAAACAAATTCCGCTCTGAGTCTGTGTGACTCGCGACCCGCTGGGCGCCGCTCTTCTTGTGCAGGACGCGCTCCCTGGCGAGCGGCTTCCACCGCTCCAAGATCGCCGGATCGATGAGCCCCGGGTAGCCGTCGAGGAGGATCCACTCGACCCCACTGGGGGTCTTTACCTCCAGCACGCGCATCGGTCGGCCGAAGAGTTCTGACCCTTTCTTTGTGACCCGCACCCAGTCGCCTGGGTGAAAGCCCCACTTCTTGGTCAAGAAGGTTTCGTTGGCTGGAGGGGCGGGCTCGATTTCTTGTAATTGCGCCTTCCAGATATTGGTGCGGTTGTCGAGTTTCACGAGGAAGAACGGCATGCCTTCTGGTCCGGGGTCCAGGCCATTCGAGGTGACGACGCCGGGTCCGATGTTCGTGACGACCACGCGCTCGTCGATGCGCGGGATCCAGCGGGTCAACTGACCGGGGGTTGGGTAAAGCATTTCCCCACTCACCGTCTTCGCAACAAATCGCCCGGTGAGTTTCGAGAATCCTCCCAGCTGCACGACGACGCTGTCGCTAACTACGTACCTAGCCCAGGACCCATATTTGGGCTCCCAGCTTGGAGGCTTGACCGCGGCCAGCTGAACTGTTTCTGGGTTTGATTCGTTCTTGAACCCCGGCAAGTACTGCACGCCCACGGTCGGTCCGATCGCTGGGCGCCAGGTGAGCCCGCAGTGCTGGCAGCAGTGCGTGTGGTGAGGCTTCGTTGCGAACTCCCCTTCGTCGATGTGGAGCTTGCCGCAGATCCTCTCGGTGATCTGATGGATCGCCTGCTCTGCCTCGATGCGCTCCAAGAGCGGCAGCTGCTTGGTTATGGTGCGGAGGTATTCGAGTGATTGTCTGGTCTTGCTCATAGGTCGAGATCCTCTCGGTCGAGTACTTCGTCGAAGCGGTGGGCGAGCACTTCGAGCATGGTGATGGTGTCGATGGGCCTTGGGTTCAGCGCGCACAGCTCCACGACTGCGTTGCGGATGACCTTCTGCGGGGGCAAGCAATCCTCCGCGCCTTCGGCAGGCTCGATGAGGCAGGTGAGATCTTCGAGCGCGCGGTAGTAGAGCGCGGCTTGCTCGTCAGCCTCATCGAGCATCTGGCCGATGACGCTCATCGGTCGAATATTTCCTGGAAACGGAAATCGAGCGCCTTGAGTGCTTGGATGAGATCCTCGCGAGGGGGGTCGATCTGCTCCATAGCAGCGATTATCTCGTGGAGCGATTCCCATGGCCGGGAGCCATCGGACTCGATGAGCGAGTCTTGGATATGGGGCGTCAGATGTGCGCTCGTTGCCAGGGTGAAGTCGTAGCGCTCGTCGCGCTCCCCCACGTTGACCAATTCGCGCACGAACAGGGTCTTCATTTCTTGCCCTTCGCCGCCGGCGGCTTGGTTTTGATGTCACTGATGAGCGACATCATGACGCTGAGGGTTTCGTTCTTGAGGAAGAGCGCGTCCTGCCCCATCACCATGTCGTAATAGAGATCGAGATCAGCGGGCGCAAACGAGCGAAGCGCCTGCGACAGTACCGCCGCATCGACATGGAACTCAAACGCGCCCGGCCCCGCGTCGGTCACGCTGAGCTCGTCCTCGCCTTGGCTCCGCTCGCTCTGTCGCGTCCGGACAGTGGCGACGCCTTCGTCGCAGCTTACATCGATCTGGATAAACCGCTCCGCGCCCTCGACGTAGTCGGCCGCGACCGAGACGGCTTTCACGCTCGTGAGAAACGCATCGCTCAAGACGCTGAAGCGCTTGGCCTGGGGAGCGCTCGCGAGCACGCGCTGAAAATCTGCTGGGAGTTTGGCTTGCAGCTGGGCCGCGCGCACCAGCATCCCGGGCGCTTCGGCGTAGATGCTGGAGGCGTCCGTGGAGAGCGTGAGGGTGGCCTTCGGATCGATGCTCCCGAGGGCTTCGAGGAGAGTGCGGGGGAGGAGCAGATCGCCCGACTGGTGGCGCTCGGTAAACCAGCCGGTCGCGACCGCCATGGCATGCCCGCTCAGCGTCACGAGGTGAAAGCGCTTGTCCTCGCCGGGCGCGAGCAGGGCCCCGTCGATGCGGTCCTTCGCAATGCCGAAGGCCACTTCGCTTGCCGCCTGTTGCAAGATCTTCGCCTCGATCGAGTACATGGGCTCGCCCGGCTTTTCGCTCAAGAGCGCTGGAAAGTCCTCGGGCGCAAACCCCGTCATCGTGAACTTCATTTTGCTGGCCGACGATCGAATGAGCACGTGGAACTTCGCATCCACCGTGAGCTCCACGTGCCCCTCGGGGAGCCGGTCGACGCGGCTCACGAGCTCGCGGTGATTCAAGAGCGCGCGCCCCGAGGCCTTGGTCTCCCCCGCCGCCTGGCAGACGATCCCGAGGATCCCATCGGTGGCCCCGAAGGTGAGGGGCCCGCCGCCGTCAGGGGCGACGATGAGCACGCTGCGCCGCACCGACAACATATCGGTGGAGTTGACGGCGCTGCCGACGCGCTTAAGAACGGTGAGCAGATCTTGACGACTGAGGACGATTTGCATGCGGGCTCCAGAAAAAAAGAAGGGGGTTTGTTTTTTTTAAAGAGAGGCGGCGTCGACATCGACGCGCGAGATGATGCGGCAGCCGCGGTCGGTAGAGACGATGCCGTCGCCTTCCACGTTGACGTGCGCGCGAGAAGGATTTTCTTCGGGGTACTTGGCTCGCGCGTAGTCGAGGAAGCGTTTCTCGAGCGCGTGAACGGCGGCCCAGTGCGCGCGGTATTTTACGGCGTGCTCTTTCGAGCAGAAGATGTCGCTTCCGTCGCGATAGGCTTCCGGTAGGCCAACGCGCTGGGCACACTCGCTGCAGTCAAATGCCCAGCCGCGATCGAGGAGGTGGGTGAGCAAATCGCCTTCGAAGCGGTCGAGCTCGGGGAAGCGTTCGCAGTCAACGTCGTCCCACTCGCCGTCGAGCACAGAGGCGCCGCGGCGGCGAGCTTCGGCGTGGAAGCGCGCCCACACGAACACCGAGCACTCGCGGTATTCGTTGGTCACCTGGTAGCACTTGTCGCCTTCGGGGTGGGCGAGGTAGGCGAGATCCATGAGGGTCATAGCAGTCGCTCATCCATGAGGCGTTTAAGGCTGATTAGCTCTCTGGTGAGTTGAGCTTGGAGGCCCTCGATGCGGTTGATTAGGTAAAGCTCGCGAACTCTTTGGCATCGATCGCAAAAACGCCGCCCGGGCCTCGTTGGTACGTGGCACCATTCGATGTCCCCAGCGGTAAAGCCTTCCGGATATCCGAGGCATTGGACGTTGTCTTGCTGGGCACGATGCTCGGTCACTGGGGGATGCCTTCGGCGAGCAGCTTCTCGTAGGCGGCCTTCGCAGTCAGGAATTCGGTCTCCTTGAGCTGCATGATGCGTCGGTGCCGCGCTAGTTGCTCTGGTCTACACGCGAGGCAGTACGTGTTGTTCGGGAGGGTGACGTTGCCACATGTGTAAAAATCCGTGTGATCAGGAAGACGGTTCTTGCAGAAGTTGGGGGGTGATTGGCTCATGCGGGCTCACTTTCTTTCACCGGCGCGCTCGCGCTCCAGGCTTTCCGAAACTCCACCTGATACGCCGCATCCCCCCCGAACCATTCCTTCAGCTCGCGTCGCATCGTCCCAGCGCCAAACGCCAGGGTCACCCCGAGCGCGAGCTCCGCCACGCGGTGGCAATTGAGGATGCGCTCGCATTCGAGGCAGAGCACGTACCGCGACCACTGGCCGCGATCGAAGGTGTTCAAGAAAACGTACTCCTGGCCCTTCACGATCGGATCGGGGCACTCGGCGCAGTCGTGCTGCCGCCGCGCCTTCTGGCGGTGCACGGTGCCGGGGCGACGGGTGGCGTCGTCGTCAGACATTGGTCAAGTCTTCCCGCTCGCGAAGCCGATCTCTGCCGTACTCCGTGATCGAAAAACCGTACATATGAACATTCCACTCACCCGCCTTCGCGAGGCCAAGCGATTCCAGGCTTCGCAACGTGCGTAGATTTTTTTGAGGAAAGAACCAGCAGTTGTCGGCGTTAGAGTTGGGCTCGGCGAGTTCGCCGAGGATGCGCCATTGGGCAGCGGTGAGCTTCATGTCGGTCCCCCGAGCCCGTGCCAGCGAGCGATCTCCTCCGCCGTCGCCTGACGCGACGAATGCCCGAACGACGACCACCAGGCACCGCGTTCTCGGTGAGCCGTCGCGCCTCCATCCATGAAGTAGGTGTAACCGGAGTACACGAACCGACCGAGCCGCCGCTCCCATGCAAACGCCTCCACCTCACGCAGGCGCTCGAGAGAGAAGCGGGGCGTGCCGCCGCTTAGGCTCACGTGGGCCCCCTGAGCGCGCGCCACAGCTCGATTTCTTCCTCGGTCGCTTCTCTCGCCGAGCAGCCACACCCCGCGTCCCGCCAAGGATCTCCTATACGGTAGGCCGCCGCTCCCCCATCCATGATGTAGGTCTGCCCGCAATAGACGAAGCAGCTGATCCCGATCCCGTCCGCTAACTTCCGGGACGCTTCGAGTTCCTCGAGAGAGTAATGACTCATCCCATCACCGTGGGATAGCGAGAGCGATCGCTGGGCGTCGGGGGCTTCTTCGGTACCGGCTCGCCCTTCCACGCCGCGCGAAACGCGACCACGTAGTGGGGCTCTTCTCGGATGCACTCCCGGACGGTCTCGAGTAGCTGACCGACGTAGTAGCTCGAATTGCCGTTCATGGAATGCTCGGCGGCAGCGTGCGCCCGCTCCACGGCGTGGCATTTGTGGCAAGCAGCCCAGTCCCCCCAGTGCCCGTCCGTGAGTGACGAGCAGCGGACGTAGGACGTGCCAGGCGCGATGATCTTTCGACACTCGGCGCAGCGGTGCGCTTTACGCGCACGCCTCGTCACCTCAGCGGTGACCGTCGGCTCCCAGTCGGTTCCTTCGCACATGGCTCATTCCTCTGTGGATGCGAGGTAGCCGAGCCCGAAGCGCTCGACGAGCTCCGCTGCGCTCCAAGTATCGATCTCCGGCGTCTGCCCCCGCGCTCGCTCGCTGTCGAGATCGGCGAGGGTCATGGGCGTCAGGCTACAGGCCGTGTCGTCCGAGTCGAGGTAGATGTCGATGAGCTCGTCATTGGGTAGCTGCTGAAACTCCTGCGCGTAGCCCAAGTCGTCGAAATGCTCCATCCATAGGCAGGCGGCCTCGTTCGCGGAGTGCGCCACGACGTAGTCGCCCTTGCCGAAAAAGAGAAAGAGGGGTTCGGTTTTCGCGGAGGGGATCTTGAAGGCGGGGGGACGGTTTGAGTCGGTCATGATTCCTCGTCCCATCCGTAAACACCGCCGACACGCCAGCTCTTGTGGCGATACACGTGGAAGCAGAAGACTTCGTTGAAGTGCGGCTCGCCATGAAGGTAGTCACATTGAGGCGAGCCCACGCCGAGGTACGGGCCCCACTTGCACCATCGCCACCCGCCCTCCGTCGGCTGCTCGCTTTTTCTGACGCGAGTGAAAGCCACGACGTAGCCATGAGGGTCATCCGAGAGCGCACCCCAGAACCGATCGGTGAATTGTTCGACAGAGTCGACGACCCCGTACGACTCTTCGAGTCCGCCGGGGAGTTCATTCGGGAAGTCGTCCCAATCGTCGTCGAGCAGGAGATTAAAATTGAACGTCGCCACCGAATAGATGCCCGTGCTGATGCGGTGAGCAGGTCGCGCTCCCGAAAGGATAGCAAAGAGGCGAGGATTGCGGGCGTTGAGCAAGTCGGGATCGAGGAGGCTCATGGCTTGGCTTTCGGGAGAGGTTGTAGGGTGTCGGGATCGACCCGAGCCTCGCGGCACTAGCGGAGGTAGCTCTTGACCGCCCGCGCGTCGTCGATGCGGTGGCAGGCTTTGCAGGTGGCTTCATCGACGCATTGGCTCGGGGAGATGACCGAGAGCCACCGCGTGCGCCAGTACGTCACGCCGCGTACGGAAATCTGCCTGCAGCTCTTGCCACAGAGGGTGCGGTTTTGGCCGCTAGGCAGGTGGATGATGTCCGTCATCGGTGAAGTGCTACGCCAGCGTTGCTCGGGATCTTCCTCGGGTCCTCGTTTTGCCAGGACGTTGACATCACCGTGATAGCAGTGCTAGCTTCCGCCGTCTAGACCGAAATGCGGGCGTCGGGAAGATCCGACGACGCCGACCCGTAGGAACCATCATGCCATCCGAAGAATTAGAAGCGCTCGAAGGCGTCCGTCAGGCGATCGAAAGAGTCGTCGGCTGGCCACTCGACAAGGGCGAGACCTTCGCGGCCTTCGCGCTCATGGGCCTGACGAGCCGTCTCCAGCCGGTGCAGGTCAACGATACGAACGCCCAGAAGATCGTGGTTGGCCTCGCCAAGAAGCTCGGTGAGGACATGGCGCTCGCCATGGAGAAAAAATGAAGCAGTCAGTCGAGCTCGGCGGCGTGACCGCGGACACGTCGCCCGGCACGCGCATCGCGCTGGTCGACGATCGCGGCGTCGTGCACATCACCCACACCCGAAGCGAGGCGTGGCAGGTCGAATCGGGGCATTGGCTGGTGCAGATCGTCGGGCGCACGGGCGGATACCTGTGCGCCCGCTGCTTCGCGCTGCCCGATGAGGCGATCCAGGGCGCGGAGGGTTTGGAGGGATGAGCGATCCGGTCGACCGTGCGCTCTTCGAGCTTCGTCTGAAGAAAGCCTCCCCGCGCGTGCCTCAGTACATCAAGCTCCGCCACGCGCTCTCCGGCGCTGAGAAGATCGTCGAGTACCTCGGGATGGCGGGCGAACCGCTCCGCGCTCAGATCCACTGGCCCACCGCGGGCGACTACCTGATCGCTCCGCGCTCGGGCACGATCCTCGGCTCTGGATCGAGCGCGGAGCGCTTGCGCCTCTGGCGCGTCGTTTCGGAAGACCACGACTTTCTGAAGCAGGAGTATCGCCGGGCGCGCGCTCGCGTGCCGCAGCGTCCAAAGCGCGCGGAAGGAGTTGTCAAATGTCGGTAGAGATCCCCGATGCCGGGACATGGGTCAGCGCAAGTGGAGATGCTCCAGCGATGGTTGAGGAGGTGAGGAGCGACTACGGCGTCGTGCGCCTGTCGACCGGTGACTGGGCTGCGATTGCGGTTTGCGAACAGGTCCCGTCGCCGCCTTTGAAAGATGAGGGCGGACTGACTGCGGAGGCGCTCATCGCTCGACCCTGCTGGTCGTGTGGGGCTCACTCGCGGGAGTGGTTTGCCGCCAACCCCGAGCAAGCCCCGCAAGCTGCGGCGACGCCACTCGGCGATTGCAGCCAGCCCGACCATACGATGAGCTTCTTTACTCTCGAAGCGACGCTATTCGAGCACACCTGCGCCGGCAGGCCCAATGTTCTCGACTGCGCCGCTTGCAAGGCTGCTGGTCACTACGAGAAGGCTGCCTTTCTGTATGCGCTGAAACCAGGCGCTCGGCTGCGCGTCAACTGGAGCACATCGAAACGCCACGGGCAGGCATGCGAGTTCGTGCGCGAGACTTACCGCAGCGTGTTTGGGCCCAATCACGTTCACGAGTGGCACGGCGTCGTGCGATTTGCGAACGGCGAGGAGATGGCGATGGGCCCATGCTTAGAGCCCGACGACATCACCGAGAGTATGGGGCCCGACCTGGCGCGACTGATGCCGGAGCATTTGCCCGCGCATTGGGAAGATCTGACCCGTGAGCGCGACGAGCTGCGCTCCAAGGTGAGCGAGCTGGATGTCCGAGCCCAAGAACATGCTGATACTGATGGCTTATGGCAGTCGCGAATGGAGCGTACTGAGCGCGAACTCCGCTCCACCCTCACCGCCACCGAAGCGAAGCTTGCGGGCTCTGAGGCGGAATCGAAGCGACGGCGCTACGGGCTGGACAAGGTAGAAGAACAGCTCGCCGCCCGAGACGCCGAGATTTACCGACTGCGAGAGCGACTCAGCGCGTGGTCGACGCTGGACCGAGTCTGCGGAATCTACGGTTGCGACATGCCGAGAGGAAACCCCAAGGCTCCGGCTGACGCGGCCCCTGCTGTAGTCCGGGTATTGTGTCCAGAGTGCGGGCGCGGTGAACAGCTAGACCATGTCCGTGGGTGCATGCGACGCGACATGCCCATCGGACTGGTTCCGGTCCCTACTGTAGGCCCCGACGTGATCACCGACGACGGGATCGAATCAGCCATCACCGCGCTGCGCATTCGGCGCGCGGAAGAGTTGGCGGGCACTGACCGAGTAATCCCGGCGGACAGCGCCACGGAGGCCACAGGAGGGCGTGATGGCGAGTAAGCCCATCACTCCGCGTCAGGCCGAGGTTCTGCGCGACCTGAGCGAGACTGACTTCCTGCGCCCCATGGACGTCGGCGGCCGCGACGGCTCGCACCACAGTGCGACGCTCGCCCAGCTCGCGAATCTAGGCCTGGTCGAGCGTAAGAAGCTGCACTCGACTAGTTGCCCGTACGGATGCCTTAGGAACGACGGCACGGTCTCGACGCGATGCCGGTGCAAGGGCTCGTGCACCTATCGGCGAATCGCGCGGGCCCGATCCACCAAGAAGCGCGAGAGCGCGGGGGAGAGGAAGCTATGAGCAAGCAACGAGCATTCCGAGTCGTGTGGTTGATCGAGCGGCGCCCACTACGAGGTGGCCGCAACTGGCGCGCGATCGAATGGCCGACCAACGATCGCGAAGGCAAAGAAAAGGTCAAGCAGTACAACCGCCTGATTGCCGACTGCGAGTATCGACTGCAGCGATACGAGCCGCGCGTCGCTGACGTGGGGCACTTTTCGGAGGCCGCTATCATTCTTCGGCAGCTGCTGGAAAAAGGGCACGTCAAATTCACGGCGTCGGAGCGCGCATGGTTGGTTGCTGAGCAACGGAGACTCCCATGACCGCCACCATCGACCGAGCTGCGGAGGCTCCGAGGATTCTCGGGCAGCTGACGACGCCCGTACCGGGTGATGATTGGTCGTGGTGGCGCAAGTGCGGGCCTTTCACGTTTGAGCTTTACCGCAACCAAGAGAATGGGCGCTGTGCCGCGAAGGCTTTCCTGGGCAGCTGCTACACGCGGTTGCTCGAAGGTTCTGAGGCTGACTGCATCGCCGCTATCGAGCGCGAGCTGCTGAAGATTCGCGACGCCATCCCGGCTCGCGCCGCTGAACCCCCGCAGCCGGCTAGCGTTGGTGGGGCGGGGACAGCTGACTTCGCTGGTGACTGGAGCGACATGGCTGGAGCTGGAATGAATACGCCCCTGGCCGAGCCCCCGCATCCCAGCAATGAGGAGCTGATAGCTACAGTGCGGGCTAGGTGCCTAGTCGTCCCGTTCAGTGGTCGCGTTACTACAGCAGAAGAGGCCGCATGTGCGATCGACGCACTCGATCGTCGACTGGCGAAGGGCGGAGCGTGATGGTCGAGTACCCCACCGATCTCGACCCACGCGACCTCGAGCCCCAATACAGTCGCCACGTCGGGGCGTTGACAAGCGAAGGCCTACATCACAAGTCGGACATCGCGATCCAGTTGGCCTGGCGTGACAAGACGATCGCCGATCTCCGCAATCAACGGGACGAGTTGATCGACCGATTTGATCGAGAGAAGCTCGACCACGAGGTGACGAAGGGCTACCGGCAGCATGCCGAGTTGCTGCTCCAGGAGTTGCGTCAGCGTGGCGCCGCGCTGGATCGGCGGCTCGACGCAGAACTCGCTCGAAAGTCAAAATGATGACCGGTGGTAATGACGGATCTGAAGTCGTACGGACATGGAGCGACAGCTCGTGCGGCACCGGGGACTACCTGCTGCAAACCGCCGATGGCGCGATCAGGAAAATACGGATGACGGACTCACCCCCATTTGTCACCAGGAAAGTGGGCGGGAAGATCCCTAGCGACAAATTCCATGTTCGATGAACACCGCCCCTCGCCACCTTGGCTAGACCAGCCCTGGTGCGTCTTCGGATCGGGCTCACGCGATCTCCGTCGTGAGCACTACCCGCGTATCCTTGCCGCGCTTGAGAAGTACGCCGAGCCCCGCGGCGGCGTGTTTATTCACGGCGACGGAGAAGGCCGGAACGGATCGGTCGGATTCGACAAGCTCGCGGCTCACGCCGCGGAGAAGCACGGCCTCCGATGCTACGGCTTCCCTGCGGACTGGGAGCGTCTCAAGAAACCAGCAGGCCCGATCCGCAACCGCCTGTGCGCCGAGGTGCTGTTCGCGTTCAAGGGAGCGGGTTACCGACTGGCCTTCGTTGCCTTTCCGACGGGGAGCACGGGCACCGGGCATACCATCGATCTCGTGACCAAGATGCGGGACAAGCGCGGGGTACCCGTGCAGATCGAGCAGTTCCCGGTGACGCTTGAGCAAAAGAGAGGAAGAGATCCGATATGACCCAAATGAAAATCATCGGCCCGAACTGCTGAATTTGACTCCCCCACCCCTCCCCGCTAGAAAACCTCCCCATGGATTTACTTACCTCGATCTTCGACGCGTTGATGCGCATGACGCCCCACTATACGGACACCGAGTCCAAGGCAGAGCGTGCAGCACGCATGCACATCGTGGCGGAAGCCATCAACAATGTCACCAAGCGCGCCGCCTGCACTGGACTCACCGCCGAGCAGTGTCGACCGATCTTCAGCGACCGCCGCTTGCTGGCGGGGCTGCTGCTCGGCAAGGGCCACTTCGAATCCGACTTCGCGCAGTACGTGCATGAGGGTCACTGCGACCAGGGCCCGGTCGGCCAGCGCTGCGATCCGGACGATTTCGGCGCCGCCCGAGCTCACGGCCCCTGGCAGCAGTGGAAGCCCTCCATCTTTCCGCAGGCGGACTGGGCCGCGATGTACGCTGCCACCCCCGAAGCAACCGAGCTCGCCGCCTGGCACGCCGCCAAACTCCTTGCTGGTTCGCGAAGCATGTGCAAGCAGGCGTTCGCAGGGGACGAGGTGCAGGCTGCCATCGCTGGCTTCTCCGGGAGCTGTACGATGGGGATGGCGCCGAAGAAAGTCGCCTATCAGGCGGCCGCGGTGCGGAAGATCTTGGCGACTCTGCCAGCTGAATAGCCCCACCCACCCCAAAACTTTCGTTTCTCCCGGCTCCCGGGTATCCTCTCCCGGGCATGGAGTTCGATCCGGAAAACCGCCCCCGCCCGATGTACCCGGGCTTTGGCGACGACGCGCCTGCTCCCGCCGCTGAGCCAGCGGCCCCCGCTCCCATGCCGAGCCCGCCCATCATGGCTTCCCGGCCCATGCAGCAGGCGCTTCCCGCCCCCGCGCCAACCACGGACCCGAAGGCATCCCGTCGGGCCGGCGCAGCCGTCCTGCTCGTCGGCGTCGGCGTCGGCACGGGCGCCCTCGTCGGCGGCGCCTGGGGAGCAGGGTCGGGACTTTTCCTAGCAGGCGCCTTCTCGAACGCCTACCGCGCCAACTCCCTCTGGCGCTCGGACTTCGCCGACGACCGCAAAGAGGCCGTCAAAACCACCGTCATGACCGTGCTCGGCTTCGGCCTCGCCGGATACCTCGGCTACCGCGCCAAACAAGCGCGGGACGACGACTGAAAGGGAACCATGTCCTACGTACGCCCCCTCGATCCCTCACGCTTCGGCCCTGGACTCAAAGGCCTCGGATCGATGCTCGACGCCAATGTGCTCACGAGCGCCTGGTACCTGCCCCTGGTCGAGAAGATCAACAACACGACCGCGCAGCGCGCTTACCGCTGGGCGCCGATGAAGTACCTGTCCAACTGGGACGCCCTCAGCTACAACATGTCCTTCACGAACTACTCGGCCGGCATCCGCCAGGAAGCGACCCTCTATCAATGGGACGGCAAGCAATGGCGGAAGACGACTGTGCAGTCGAGCTTCTGATTTACTAGCCCCGCGCTCCCCCAAAGAAAGTACCCCGATGAGCGAAGTCGTGTTGTTCGACCCCCAGGTCTCGATGTGCCGCTTCCTCCGGCCCTTCCCGAACTTCGAGCGTGTCTACCAGGGCGCAGACGGTACGCGCCCCATCGCTTTCCCAGGCGTCCTCGATCTATACGCCGAAAAAGGCACGACTGGCTTCGACCCAAACCTCCTCGGCGCGATCACGGTCCCGATGGGATCGCGTGTCACGATTTGGATCCCGCAAACGATCGCCGGTTACGACGTGAATGCCCTCTACGAATACCAGGTAATCTGGCGCCTGAGAAACGTGCGCGACTACCGCGTAGGCCAATCCGAGGGCCAGGTGACCGCGACCCAAAACTACTCGAGCTACCACCTGACGACGAGTGGCCTCGGGCAACCTCAAGCCAATGTTTCTCCGCCGAGTGCGCTCAATCAGCGCTTCTTCCTTCCGGGCGCGAGCCAGACGCGTGCCTTCGTGCAGGCCGAGCCCGCGGCCGGTCTCCCCGCCACGATCAACCTGACTGGCGAGCGCTTGCAACCAACGCTCGACCCAGTCTGGGTGCCGCCGCTGACGCCGTCAGGAACCGATGGCGTCTGGCAGCAAGGCGTCTACGTCAACTCCTCTCAACCGAACAACGGCGGCCCGAGCTGGCTGACGTATACCTTCGAGCAAGCGGTCGGCGACGAACTCGCCATCCTGGCCTACAAGATCCCGCCTGGCGAAGGCTCGCCCCCGGACTGGGACTTCACGACGGCCGATCCCGGAGATCTCGCCTTCTCGAATACCTTCGGCAATGGCAACGGCCAGAATCAGCCGAACCCCTTCACGTCGATCTTGGTGATGACCGGCACGACGTAGCGCTCGTGCCGCTGCTTCGTCCACACCTTGGTCCGCTTCCGCCACAGATCGACAAGATCTGGGTGGTAGTGCCGTTCAGTCGGCCTGAGCATCTGCAGCGCGTGCTCGGGAACTTTGCGCGCCAACGCTTCCCCGGCAAGCGTCTGATCATCGTCGAGAACGGCCCTGCCATCGGATCAGTCCCGCGCCCGATGGATTGCGACATCCTGAGCTCCCCGACGCACATCGCGCACGCCAAGAACGCCGCCCTCGATTTCATCAAAAAACAGGGGGGAGGTTTTTTTGCAACGATGGACGACGATGACTGGTATGGCCCCGGCTACCTCGACGAGCTCGCCGGCTACGCGCGCTCATTCGATGGCCTCGGTAAGCAACGCCACTTCGTCTCGCTCGGTGACGATCTGCGCGAGCCCGCTCCCGAGCTCTTCCTCACGAACCGCATCCACCAAGATCTTGTCCCCGCCTCCTGGCTGAGCGGCGGCACGATCAGCGGCTGGGCCGAGACAGCGCTCCCCTTCCGCGCGGTCCAGACGGAAGATCTCGATTGGTGCTCCCGCATGCAAGCTCAGGGTGCGCGCCTGCGTGGGCTGTCGATTTACCACTACCTCTACCGGCGCTCATACGCTGGCGCCGCGCACACCTGGGCGCAGTCGCGCGAGCGATTTCGGGATAGCCTCAAAAACAAAGATACGCTGGAGTTCCCGTTGACGGAAGCGGGGAACATCGACTTCGACATCGTGACCGGCGAGAAAGCACCGACGAAATATCGAGTCGTCGGGCAGAAGCGCTTCATTCCCACTACCCAAACGCACCCGTAGTCGATAGGCTCGCGGGCCATGATCAGCGTCTTCACTCCGCTCACAGCGTCCGGAAACCCATACATCGAAGCCGCCTGGGAGACGCTGAAGGCGCAGACGCTTCAAGACTTCGAGTGGGTCGTCCTCGAGAACCACGGCGGCGTGCTACCGAAGAAGATCCGCAAAGATCCGAGAGTGCAGGTCTACAGCGAAGAGGCGCTCCAGGGCATCGGCGCCATCAAGCGGCGCTGCTGCGAGCTCGCCAAAGGCGACTTTCTACTCGAGCTCGATCACGACGATCTGCTCCATGAAACCGCGCTCGAGAAAGCGATCGCTGCCCTCGATCAAGCGGACTTCGTTTACTCGGACACGGCGGAGTTTAAAGTGGACTACCCGTTCGATCTGGCCGCCCTCGCCCGCGATCCGGATCTGACCCCGGCCCACACCAAAGCGCATCGGACCGCGTATCAAAACGCGCGCTGGGTCCCGAACACCTACTCCTCCGAATACGGATGGGAGACGTACCCCGTCACCTTCCAAGGCCGCGAGCTTCAGGCGCACATGCAGCCGCCCGCCACTCCGCAAAATCTCCGCCGTGTCGAGTGGTCCCCCAATCATCTCCGCGCTTGGCGGAAGGCTGCGTACTGGGCGGTCGGCGGCCACAACCCCGAGTTCCCCGTCATCGACGACCACGATCTGATCGTGCGGATGTTCCTCTCGGGGCTCACCTTCAAACACATCCCCGAGTGTTTGTATTTCTATCGAGTCCACAGCGGAAACACCGTCGCGCGCGACAACGCGCTCATTCAACGCCTGACCCAAGACGTGTACGACCAGAACATCACCGCGCTCGCGGAGAAGTTCGCTGATCGATCTCTGCGGCGCCATCGACACGCAGCCCGGCTACGAGCCGCTCGACATCAGCCTCGGCCACAACTTGGATGAGCGCTGGCCACTCGAAGACAACTCCGTCGGAGTCATCCGTGCCCACGACGCCATCGAGCACCTCAAAGATCCCGTTCACGTCATGAACGAAGCCTACCGGGTGCTCGCCCCCGGCGGCTTCTTCCTCATCCGCGTGCCGTCGACCACAGGCCCGATGATCCGCACGCCCGCCATGGATGGTGGCGATTTCCACTGGGTCGCGAGCGCCGGCCGCGGCGCTTTCCAGGACCCCACCCACGTCTCGTTTTGGAACGAAAATTCGTTCTGGTACTACACGAAACGCTCTCACGCGCGCTACCTGAGGGGCCTCAAGGCTCGCTTTCAGGCCATTCGGAGGCGGACGTTCTACCCGGACGATTTCCACCAGCAGCACGCGATCCCCTACGTGGAGGCGCACCTCGTGGCCCTGAAAGACGGCTACGAGCCGATGGGGCTCGTCGAGATCTAGACCCAAAAAGTTGCAGCCTGCTCCCGCATAGGGATAGGCTTCACCCCACTCTATCGGGATTCGGGCGACTGCTCGAATCAGGACGGTCGAGCTCGGGCCGCGGTGCATCCGCGGCTGAGGAGCTTTCCCCGCCCATGGCCGATCGATCCAGTCTCGCTAGCCGCAACATCGGCTCTGTCGCAACGCTCCTCGGGGCGGGCGACTCGCTCCAGAACGTCAACACCTTTCAGCTGGATGACGGCTGCTTTGTGTACGTCACGGGTGAGCACGAGCACTACGAGCTCCACCGCGACTCGACCGCCCCCTCCAACCCGCCGCTCGTCATCGTGCCGAGCGCCGGTCCCGGGCGCTGGGTACCGGCAACGGGAGGCACCATCGGCGCTCAGGGTTTCCAGGGTGCGCAGGGTCGCCAAGGCGCCCAAGGATCACAGGGTGCTGGCTTTCAAGGTGCCCAAGGTGGCACGGGCGTCCAGGGCTTTCAGGGGGCCCAAGGCTTTCAGGGCGGCGGGTTCCAGGGCGCCCAGGGCGGGACGGGAACGCAGGGTTTCCAAGGCGGCGCGGGCGCGCAGGGCGCGACCGGATCCGGATCGCAAGGCGCGCAAGGCGCCACGGGATCAACCGGATCGCAAGGCTTCCAGGGTGCCACTGGCTCGGGATCTCAGGGCGCGCAAGGGGCGACTGGATCGACCGGCGCCCAGGGCTTTCAAGGTGCGACGGGTGCGACGGGCGCACAAGGGTTCCAGGGCGCTACTGGTACAACTGGCGCGCAAGGGTTCCAGGGCGCCACCGGCGCGGGGAGCCAAGGCGCGCAGGGTGCTACTGGCACGACCGGCGCGCAGGGCTTTCAAGGTGCGACGGGTGCGACGGGCGCACAAGGGTTCCAGGGCGCTACTGGTACAACTGGCGCGCAGGGTTTCCAAGGCGCCACCGGGTCAACCGGTGCGCAGGGCTTCCAAGGCGCCACCGGCAGCACAGGTACTCAAGGCTTCCAAGGGGCAACTGGATCGACCGGCGCGCAAGGCTTCCAAGGCGCAACTGGCACCACTGGCGCACAAGGAGCGCAGGGCTTTCAGGGTGCCACGGGCGTGCAAGGGTTTCAGGGTGCGACCGGATCGGGCGCGCAAGGAGCGCAGGGGGCGCAAGGATTCCAAGGAGCCCAGGGGTTTCAAGGATCGAACCCTATCGTCAACGAAGTCAATGCGGGCAACACGTCGACCGCGATCACGCTGAACTTCACCAATGGGGTGAATCAACTCGTGACGATGACGGGCAACGTGACCTTCACGTTTACCGCCCCCGCTAACTCGCGCCACGTGCAGGTGCGAATGCTGGAGGGGTCGGGTGGATTCACGCGTACCTGGCCAGCTACGGTCAAGTGGTCGAACGGCACGCAACCCACGTGGGTGACTACGGCTTCCGCCGTCAACATCGCGAGCTTCTACTACGACGGCACGAATTACTGGGGCCAGGGCGGCACCGGGTTCGCGTGATCTGAGGACCCATGGCGACCCCTGTCCTCACGGGCACCAGGACCCAAATCTCCAATTTTGCCTTGGGCGGCACAACGCTGGCTGCGCCCTCACGCGCGGTGACCAAAGGCGACCTCATTTTGATCCCAGCGTTCCAGTCATTTGCGACCAAGCAAACGCTCACGATTTCCGACGGAGTGAACACCTACCTGCAAATCGGCGCCGCGATTGATTCGCCAGGTGCCAACGACAGCTCAGTCACATTTTGGTATGCCATCGCTGCGACGACCGCGACGATCGCGCCCCAGCTCAACTTCGGCGCGACGCAGGCCGTTGCGGCCGCTATCTGGTTTGATCTCGCCACCAACATTGACCCATCTACACCGATCAGTAATAACAACGGCCAGCTGCAGGCAGCGGTCGCGACGACTACCGATGCCATCACTTCCGGCACGGCGACGCCAGTGGGCGTCCGTACGGGCTTCTTGGTCTACGGATTCTCCATGAACATCTCCGCCTCCGCCGTCCCGAACGCGGGCACCGCCTTCACCGATGGCGGATCGGGATGGGACTTCGGCTTCGGCACGCCGCTCATGCGGTCAGAGTCCAAAGCCGTCAGCGCGCTCACGCCAGTCGCCGCCACCTTTACGGCGACCGAAGCGAACGACGACTACATCACCTTCAACGCGATCATCAATGGTCTGCCGCTTTCCTCCGCGCTCTTCTATGGCGCCGGCACGACGAGCTAGGCATTGATCAATGGCGGGCTACTCGACCTCGTTCCCTACCAACGAAGCGCCGCTCTCCTATGGGGGCACCTTTCTCCATACCCCCAACCCCTGGGCAACAGTCAGCGCCAACGGCGGGGAAGCCTTCGGTACGCAATCAGGCAGCGGCGGATTCGATGATGCCTACGTGTACTTGGCGATGCCGTTTAGCCAGAACTACATCGTCAAGACGACGGCGATCAAGGGCACCGTCGGCGCTGGGTTTCATGAGATAGAAAATCTTGGCCATTGGTCGGATACGTCGACCACGATCAGCGGCTACGAAACGAACATCGCCTTCGATGGTCAGTACATCGCGATATACAAGCTCGTCGGCACGCAGGGGACGTTCTTTCAGATGGCGCAGGTCAATGGCACGCGCGTTCCCGTGACGGGTGACGTGCTCAGCTCGACCTATGTGCGGAACACCATCCAGAGCTACCTGAACAACGAACTCCTGATCAACGCGATCGATGACGGTACGCACCTTGGTGCCGCACTCACGAACGGCGCTCCCGGATTCGGTTTCTTCCGAGACGCGGCATCGAGCGATCAGAAGGACTTCGGGATCACGCAATTTTCGGCGGAGGATTTGTTCGTGACGCTAGTGGGCGTCCGCACCGAGAACTCGACCGCCGCCCTGAACGCAACGACTTTCAACGCGACCTCGCGCGCGGTCGTCAAGGGAGATCTTGTCATCATCGGGGCGTTTCAGTCGGTCGCCAATAAGCAGACCCTCTCGATCTCCGATAGTGTCAACACCTATCACCAGATCGGGACCAACATCGACGTGGGCGGTGGCGACGACAGCTCGGTTACACTTTGGTACGCTGTCGCCACGACGACGACGACGCTCACCCCGCAACTCGTCTTCGGCGCTACCAATACGGGACCGGTCGCGATTTGGTTTGACCTAGCGCTCGGAATCGACAGCAATAACCCACTCAGCTCGACCGCGGCTCAGTCGCAGACCGGCATCGGTACGACGCCGAATGCTGTGACGAGCGGCAATGCTTCTCCCGTTGGATCAAGGGTCGGGTTCCTTGTTTACGCGCTCTCCATGAACATCTCAGGATCGATAGCGCCGGTGTTCGGGTCTGGTTTTCTCGACGCCGGAACTGGCTGGGCCTTCGGGGGCACTCCGCTCGCCCGTGCGGAGACCGAGATCGTGAAGACCGACACGGCGGTTGCGGGGACCTTCACTGGCGCCTCCGGCACGAACGACTTCATTACCTTCGTCGCGATCTTCAATGGCGCCGAAACGAACAACGTATTTTTCGGAGCAGGCACGACGAGCTAGCGGTCGGGCCCGGACCAGATGCGCGAGAAGTAGTCGTTCTGGTAGATGCTGCCGGGGAGCAGGTGGTACGAGACGTGGTTCAGCCAGAGTACATAGGGAAGGGAGATCTGGTCCTGCGCGGACCAGTGCACGCATTCATCGAACCATGCCTTCTCAAAACGTTCGACGGTATATTCGTACAGTGGATCCGGACGATGATCTCGGACGATGCATCCGCCCGCCAGGAGCTCGGTTCCGGGGAAGCCAGCAGCAGTGTAATGCTGGGCCTGCTCGATCAGGGGCTCACCGATGTATTTCCCCATCGATAGCGAGAAACGCGCTTCCTCAGCGAGCGAGCGCTGGCCTTCTGGATGCCGATAGAACGCGATCTGCTCGCTACCGAGCGAGCGGAGGCAATGCTCGATGAAGCCCTCCGTCTTGTGGAAACGCACGCTCGAGTCGATGTAGATCGATAGCTCGTGCTCCGGGAACAAGTGGCTCGCGCTCATCTTGTACCACTTGGCGTCCATGCGCGCGGTCTTGAAGCGCGAGCGCCTCCGCATCACGCTCCAGGTGGAGCGCTCGCGCGCGAGCGTCGGCGAGTCGGTGAAGCAGATGAGGTCGGCTTGGCCCTCGAAGCCGTGGAGCTCAGCGGGCTGGTCGTGATCGCCGAAGCACGCGGTGTAGATGACGGTCTTCATTCCGGTCACCGCGCCACGTTGAAGAAGAAGAGCTGCACGAGGCGCGGATCTTCTGAGGTGAAGCTGTCGTAGCTCGTTGCCGAGTGAATCAGCTGCGCGTCCCACAGCACGAGGCGGTTGTAGACGCTGCCTACGCGATCGACGAGCTCCCAGTTGTCCGGATTCGTCAGATTGAACTGGCTGTACGTCTCCTGGTAACCCGCCGCGCCCGAAGGCGGCCGCCGCGCGCCGGTGATCTTGTTCCGCCAGAAGCTGGTGCCAGCGCCGACTCGCTCGTCGGGGACGTGGGTCTTGAAGAAAAAGTCGCGATGGTCGGTGAGGTAGACCGCCGCCGCATAGCTCTGCGTGTCGGAATGCCACACGAGGGGATCGTCGCTCGTGGTCTTCTGGAAGGAGCCGTTCGCGGGCTGGGCCATCCAGTCGGTGATCGTCACCCGAAGCAGCCGCTCGAACTCTTCCTTCACGTAGGGATACAAAAACTTTTTCTTTGATCGGACCCCCTTGAAGTAGCGCCCGTCGGCCTCGTACTCAGCGCCGAGGGCTTCGGCCCGGACTTCGTCCGGAAACTGGTAGAAGTCGTCGACCACGAGCAGCGCGGGGGTGCGTGAATGGAAATTCGTCGCCATCGAGGCACTCTGCCAGGCCGGGATGGCGATCTTCAACCCAAAAACTTGAGGGTAGGCCCCTCCGCGGGGTAGGCTTCCCTCCACTAGGCCAGGTTTGGGTCGGGTTCATCAGGATCCGCAACAACGGGACGGCAGAGCAGCGCCAAGCTCCGCCCTTTTCCCAATGACCCAATCCAGCGTGGCTAGTAGAAATATCGGATCCGTTACGACCCTCCTCGGGGCGGGCGATTCTCTCGAGAATGTCGGTACCGCCATTCTCGATGATGGGTGCTTTGCCTACGTCGAATCCGAGCTCAAGCACTACGAGCTTCACAAGTTCGATACGTCCCCGCCCAACCCCCCGCTCGTCATCAAGCCGATCTGCAATATCGGTCGCTGGGTGCCGGCCGGTGGCGGCGCGCAAGGTAGCCAGGGCCCACAGGGCCGGCAAGGCGCCCAGGGCTTTCAAGGGTTTCAGGGCGGCGGCAGCCAAGGCGCGCAGGGCGGCACCGGCGCGCAGGGGTCGAGTGGCGGCGCGCAGGGCGCCCAAGGCGCACAAGGTGGCACGGCTCAGATCAATCCCGCGAGCATCGCAGCGCTTCAAGCGGTCGACACGACAGGCCTCACTTCAGGCACGCTCGCCGACACGGGCACCGTTGGCGATCTCTATCGCCTGAACAAGTCCCCGACGGCTGGCGAGACCGCGGGGATCGATGCGACTCAGGTCGTCGCGGCCACCACCGTTGCGGGCAACGTGTGGGAGCGGATGGGGATCGTCAGCCTCGCCAATGCGTTCGTGGCGGGTTGGTTCGTGGACGACGCAACTGGCAATGACACGAACAACGGGACATCGAGCATCACGGCTCTGAAGACGACGGAAGAGCTGTGTCGCAGGCTTTCCCCTGGCGGGCAAACGTACGTCGTTCGGCAAAACACGGCCGTCACGATTGGGACGGGATCCTACGGGGATCTATCGCTCAACGTCTCCTTTCCGTCGGGCACGGCGTTTTCGTTTACGATCAATGGCTCGGTCACGAGCAGCGCGGCGATCACGCTCGCGACCGTCGTCGACACCGTACCAACGGTGACTCCGGTACGGGGTCGCATCACGACGGCGTCGGGCACGTTCGTGGACAAGAAGCGCATTCGCTCGACGAGCGGCGCAAGCGTCGGCGCGATCACCTACAGCACGGGACTCACGAGCGCGACCGATACGTTCGTGAAGAGTTGGTTCCTCGAGTCGAGCCTCACCGCGGTCAACATCGCTCCGGGCACGACGTGCGTCGTCGATACGCTGACGACCTCGATTGCTCGGGTGCAGATCAGGACCGCAGGTAATCCGATTGCTGGGACGTTCAAGATCTCCGATGTCATCCTAGCAAACGGCTGCGACATCGAAGATTTCATCGTGGGCAGCGCGGCGATGCAGCTATCGCAGTGCGAGTTAGGCGGAGGCAGCGGATCGTGTCGAGTCAATGGCAATATTCAGTTTCTGAATTGCCGATCCACGACCTCGCTCCTGAGCGTATTTCAGCTGATTCAGCCAGTATTCATCGGGAGCGTCATCGAGGGCCAGTTCATTACTGAGACCTCGACACTATTTTTCCGTGCCAATTGTTTCAACGGCGGCACCCTCCATTTGGGGGGCACCATCACGACCGCCAACGCCACGACACGCCTCAATGACGTGGAATGGGTCAATGGCATCGCAAGCTCGGCGGTGTCGCTCGCCGCCGGGACGACGCTCGAGGTGACGGGGCAGCAGTTCGGGTTTGGCGCGGCTTATGCGACTGGGTTCCAGCTGGACAGCGGAGCCATTGCGTCGACAACCGCCGTCTCCTTTTTAGGAATCATCGCTACGCAGCAGCTCGTGATGAGCGGGCGCAATCTGCTGTATGCGAATGTGCCAATCAGCTTCCCTGAAGCCGCATGCTTTTTCGCCCTGAGTCCAGACCCCTCAGCGCTGGGCACCAATCGCTCGCTCGGGTTCGTGGCGAACTGGTACGTAGACTCCGTATCAGGCAGCGACACGAACGACGGTCAATCGCCGAGCACCGCTCTTAGTACTGTCGAAGGTCTGAGTCAGCGCCTGTGCCCCGGCGGACAGACGCTGATTCTGCATCAGGGCACGACTATCCATCTTCTAGGTGCGGGCCCCTATGGTGAGCTCGCGCTCAACATCGACTGGGTCGCCGGCACGCCCACGACGGAGTTCCTGACCATCCTCGGCGCAGTCAGCTCCAGCGCGCCGATCACGCTATCGGCAGTGGTCGACACGGCTGTGCCGACCACGCGCGGGCAGGTGACGACCCTGTCGGGGAGCTTCACTGCGGGCAAACGCATTCGTTCGACGAGCGGGGCTCACAGCGGCTCGATCTGTTTTTCTACCGGACAGAACGCTTCCGCGCAGAATCATTTCGTGTCGGAGTGGTTCGATTACAACGCTGACCAGCTGCGTGTGATTGCGCCCGGCACTACGTGCGTCGTCGATACGCTGCAGACTACGTTGGGGTTCCTCAAGATCAACGCTTCAGGCGCCGGATACGTGCAGGTGCAGGATCTGATCATCGCCAGCACGCGTGCGGTTGTCGACGCGGAGTTTCCGACTGGGGTGTTTTATTTTGGATGCGACATTGCTGCCGCAGTCGGTGGGGAATGGAGCAGCATTGGCACGGTAGTCTGCTCTTCATGTCGACTAATCAGTCAGACATTTTTCGAGTCAGCCACCTCCACATTTTACTTTTTCGGCTGCGCCATTCAGGCCGAGCTCGTGGCCTGGGCGCAAAGCACGGTCGCGCGGATAAGTAATGGGAATTTTGTTGACGGTGCCACTGGTGGGAAAATTACGCTCTCGAGACTTGCGTCGCTGTGGACGGAGGAGAATATCGAGTTCGTAAACGGCGGATCGGGGACGGGCATAGCGATACAATCCGGCGGTAGGCTCATCAACACGGGAGGGGGTCAGCTGTGGGGTGCGTCAACGCCGTTCGCGATTGGTGTGAGCGTGGAGAGCGGCGCGTCCGTCGTGCTCGCTGCCGCTGCCAATGTCTCGTTTCCGTCGACCATCAACTACTCGATCACGGGTCACAACATCACCTATGGGTCGATCCCGATCTCGTACGACAGAGCGGGCGCCTTCATTGCAATCAACCCCGATCCAGGTGCGACGGCTGGGTCCCAGGGTGCCCAGGGCTTCCAAGGCGCGATCGGTCAGCAGGGCTTTCAGGGACAAAACGGCGGCGGCGCGCAAGGATCTCAGGGCCGGCAAGGCGCCCAAGGCGCGACGGGTACCGCTGGAGCGACTGGCGCGCAGGGCTTCCAAGGCGCCCAGGGCTTCCAGGGTGGCGGCTTCCAGGGTGCGCAAGGCGCTCAAGCGGGCATCGGTGCGCAGGGCTTCCAGGGTGCCACGGGCTCAGGTAGCCAAGGTGCGCAGGGTGGCACCGGTACGACCGGCGCACAGGGCTTCCAAGGCGCGCAGGGCGGCGGTTTCCAGGGAGCGCAGGGCTTCCAGGGGGCAGCCGG